TCATCGCGTCTGACCCGGCACGCCCAGGCGGGCCTTGATGCCGGCGAGGTCTTCCCGCACCCCGCCCATCTGCGTGAGCATTTCGGCGTTGACCTTGCGGATATCGCGCACGGCATCGCTCAGGTTGGCGATGCGCTCATTCTGCACGTTATCGGCGGCGGCGTGCGCCTCGATCCGGGGGCCACTCACCGCGGCGAGGGCCTGCAGCGAGGTGATATCCCGCCGCATCTCGGCCGTGGTGGAGGCCTGATACCAGACGAGGCCTCCCACAGCGATAAGGAAGGTCGCCGTCTGGAGCACCTGTCCGAAGTCGAAAGACCATACAAAGCGAGGCTTGGTAACGGTCATGGGCTGGTCCTCTCCGGTCACAACGACTCTCCCGCATCTCGGTTCTGTGCATTCACGTAAGTGGGCCGTGAGGCGTCACCGCTTCCCGGCCCGCACCTCGCTCAGCACCTTGTCGGCAAACTGACCGCATTCGACCTTCTCCCGATTCGCGGCCTTGAAGGCCGCGGCATAGGCAAAGGCGGCCCGCTTCCAGCTCACGCCGCTGGCCAAGTCCGGCGGCGGAGTAGGCGCGATGCACGTCTTCGGCATGGCCGGGACGTTGCGGGCGAGTGCCTTCAGATCCTCATCGCAGCCCGCGCAGAACATCGTCAGGCACAGGGCCGCAGCCGTCAGGACTGCCTTTTTCCAGCGCATCAAGCTTCTCCTTGTCGGCCTTCGCGGCCACGGCGAGACGGGCCAGGCGCTCCGACCAATCGGCATCGGCGCGCGCGTTAAGGTTGATATCGGCTTGAGCGACGATCGCTTCGGCGCGCTCCTTGAGCCACGCTTCGCGGGCATCGCCGCCATAGTCCATCGCCACCCAGCCGGCGGCAGCGACGGCATAGACGAGGGCGATTTTCTCGCCGAGGTAGCGCCGCGCGGCGAGATAAGCCGCCACGGCGCCGAGCGCGTACAGCCACCAGGGGATGAGAGAGAGCACCCCCTGTAGCAGGTTGTTCAGCATGAGACCCACTCGCCTGCCGTGAGGTAGCCGTGCCAACGACAGCCGCCCGTGAACAGGACACTGGGCGTAAGCGTGGGCGCATCATCCGAGCCAGCCATCTCCCAGCTCGGGCCGATACTCTGGGGCCGAATCGGGAGATAACCCTCCCGACCGCAGCCGCATGGGCAGCGGAAGGCGATCCCAGTCTCGCCTTTGTATCGCCGCAGCTCATAGGCGCCCGGCGCCGTACCCCCAGCTTCGTCGATATCCTCGACGCGAATCGCGCGAACGGTGCTCATGCCGCCACCTCGGTCGCAGGAGTGGCATTGTCGCTCGCCACCGCAGGCGGCGGCCCGATATCGAGCTCGGCCACCATCTGCTTCGCCTTCCGGCTGGCCCACCAAGCCCACGCGCCTCCCGCCAGGGTAAGCAGCACGCCAAGCGCCAGAAGACCGAACAGGATGGAGTCGAAGGTCGCAGACCGCCCTTGCAAAGGCGCGGCCTGGGTGGTCACAGCAGTGGTGCCGGACGCTGCGGTGCCGATGGTGCTCGCGACAACTCCGCCCGTCGGGCTAGGCAGCGGCTTGGCATCGCTCGGCAGCGCCTTGGGCGAGGTGGGAGAACCGCCAGCGGCCGCCGGAGCTTTGTCGGGCGCCTTCACCCAGCCGGCTGGCGTCGGAGCAGGCACCGAACCGCGCGCGACCGCCTGGGCCAGCTTCTTGACCTCGGCTACCCGCCGGCCCCAGCCCTTGCCGTAGAGCCGCCACGTCTTGAGGTTCTGAAGCATGGCCACCCGGCGATCGGACATGGCCGCGATCACTGCGTCCACGTCATCGATCTCATTGGCCGCCTGAACCGTGCCGTCGCCGATGCGGGCGTCCACCGCGATCGTCCCCTGCCCCGTCTTGGCGCGGACATCGTTGAGCGCGCGTTGGAGCCACTTCGCTGCCTGTGCGTCACCGCTGTTCACGCAAGCATCGAATACGCAATAATCAAGGCCCGCCGGGAGGTCCGCAGCCCGGCACACATCCCAATAATAGACCTTGTAGATTTCCTCGCGCTCGGCGGGTGTGATGTCCCAGACGTCGCGAGCCGGCAGGCCCTTGGCCTTGCGGTACTGGTTGTAGCGCCGCTGGATCACGCCATAGGCAGTGCGGCCGCCGGGATCGTTCGGGTCATCATCCTTGCCGCCCTCATGCACGAGGACGCACGCCAGCGACGGCGCGAAGTTCTGCGCGACCATGAATCACCTCTCGGTTGCTGGAAAAAGAAAAAGCCGCCCGAAGGCGGCCGTGGTAACAGGAGGCGTCCACCTCAGCCCCCGCCGGGGTGGATAAGAGCCGGGCGGTCTGCCCCCATAGGTCGCCCGGCTCACCTCAGCCGATCACCTTGCGGATCGAGACGTTGTCCGCGGTGAAGGACACTCCAGAGGCGCCGGCCACCAACTGGATAATCGCGTCCGTGCCAGGCGACACGAAGGTGTATTCGACGACGCCCGGCCCCGCGTCGCCAGTCCATGCGGTGCCGATCCAGGCGTAATCGCCTGCCGCGCCGCGGATCATCTGGACGTCGAACCCATTGCCGACGAGCAGGCTCACGTCGGCGAAGACGCGATAGGTGGCCCCCGCCTCCAGGACGATGGACTGTTCCATGCGCCCGTTCGCGCCGGTGGCCAGCACGGTGACGACCCCGTCGGCGACGCTGGCATCCGCGTTGATGTGGGACCAGCCGGTCAAGCCGGCGTCGAAGGTGCCGTTGGTCACCAGCTCTGGGCCGAGGCCGGACCTCACCCCCTTCGGCGCCGCCGACCACAGGGAAGGACCGAGCTCAAGCATCGATCCGCAGCCCGACGATATCGGTCGCCGTGGTGGCGGCGAGCACCTTGTCCACCTGCTGCGGGAGGAGCGTTCCGGCGGGCACTCCGACGAAGGTCACGGTGGCCCCCTTGCGGGTGCGCACCGCCACATCACCGCCGCCACCCACCCAGAGCGCCACCAAGGGCGGGTCATAGACGGTGACGTCGGACTTAACGACGGCGACGGCATCGGTGGCGGTGCCGATGGTGCGCTGGATCTGATAGGACTCGGGCATGGGGCCCTCCGGGTGGGTCAGGTGAGACGCGGGACGAAGATGGCGCCGGCGCCGATACCGCCATCAGAGGCAAGCGGCTTCGTCGCCTCCGGCAGGTCGTAGAGCCAGGCGGTGAGCTGGGCGGCCATGTTCCCGTCGGGCCAGGCATGGGTGACGTCGCCCGGGTGCTCCATGACCCCGCCGAGCAGGGAGTACATGAAGGCGCCCTTGCCGCCCTTCTTGATGACGAAGTTCAGCATTTCCGCCATCTCGCCATAGGAGCGGCGCACCCCCTCCCATTCCGGGGAGCCGGTGCGCAGTCCCATGAAGAGGTCGAGCGTCGGGAAGTGGAACTGGTAGGCGGCGAAGGCCCGAAGGGGGTTGAAGGTCGCCCCCGCGTCATAGGTCTGGATGTGGAGCCCATCGAGCGCCGCAAGCGCTTCCACGTCCCGCTTCACGCACGCCATGTAGCCGCTGTTCCAGCCCACGGGCGTCTCGTTGGCGAACTCGCCGAAGTAGGCTCCCACGTGGGGCGGGGCTGCGGTGATGTAGTAGTCCGGCCGGGGGAAATACTCCCGGTACAGCTTGATGACGCTCACCAGCTCCGCGTCATGGTAGCAGTGGCGCTCGCCATCCTCGGCGGTCCAGCAGTGATAGGTCGGATCGAGGTTCTGGCTGAAGGTCTCGTAATCGATATCGATGGCGTGGATGCCCATGTCCTCGCAGAACTTGCGGGTCGCGAGCATGTGCGCCTCGGTGAGCCCACCCCAGCCGGTCGGGTCGTAGGGCTCCGGCTTCCAGGCATCGACCGTGCTCTGCTGGACCGAGAGCATGATCTTGATGCCCGGGTTGCGCGCCCGCAGCAGATCGAGCGCCGCCTTGAACTGGTGCCCCGTCCCGTTGAAGCGCACGGAGGTGGTGGCGGCGACGTTGTCCTCAAGCCCCGTATAGGTGATGAGCGGCTCGGCAAACGACAGGATGAAGTACCGCACATATTTCGGGACGTGGGTGAGGTAGAGCAGGTCTGGGCTCGCCGGCAGGTTCTTCTCCAGCCAGGATTCGCAATAGACGTCGAACACTTGGCCATCCGGCGCCAGCTTGCCGACGTTGGTCGCGGTCATGTCCACGCTGGGCGCGATCATCCGCAGAGTCGCCGAAGCCGTGAGATCAGCCGCTGCCTCGGGGCGCGCCGCGAAGTCCATCAGCAGCACGCACTGGGCGGGATATGCGGCTTCCGAGACGGAGATCACCTCCACGGTCCCATCCGCCGGCGGCGGGCCGGAGAAGACCGCCATGGAGATGCTCTCGCCCTGGGTGTTGGCCAGCGGGCTCCATCCCCAGGTCATGCCCGGTGTGCCTGCGCCCTGCCAGAGCGTGGTCACGAAGCCGAAGAGCCCGCTATGCGCCTCGGTGCCGGTGAGATCGGTGCGCACGAACGGGGCCGACTCATAGTGGAAGGCCCTCGCCGGCACCTGCCCCGTCACCCCCGAGAGCGCCAGAGCCCCAAGGATGTTCGCGCCCCTGTAGCCGGAATAGCCCGCGAGGTTGATGCTGATCGTGCCTGCCCCGGGGTGCGGCACCGGGAGGATTGCGACCATGCCGTCCCCGGCGTCGAAAACAAGCTGGTCCACGAAGCTGCGGGGCACGTCGTTCACCGTCACCTTGGGCAGCGTCTTGCCCGTGCTCCCCAGCACCAGGACGAGCAGGTCGCAGGCGGCGACGGCGATGGTGTGGGTGACGCTGGTGTCGCCGAGGATGCCGTAGTCCAGCACGTCATAGGCTTCGACGGTCACGGGCCCCGCCGGCAGGGTCTCGCCCGCCTCGTAGATCTCCACGCCCAGAATCATGAGGTTGGTGGAGCTGTCCGCAGTCAGTTCGAGCGGATCGGCGCTGCCAGGGGCGGTGTAGAGGTGGAGGTGCCGGCCCGCGACCCCGCCGGTGGCGAGGCCCGTCCAGCCTGCCGAGGGCGTGATCGTGGCGTTCCAGAACCATTCCGCCGCCGCCACCAGCAGCAGCGAGGTTGCCTTGTCGGGACCGGTGCCCACCGGCGGGAAAGACTCGGCGCTCGCGTCCTCCGACCAGCGCGCGCCGAGCAGCCCCGCGTCGCCGGAGATGCCCACCGCCGCCACCACCGTGTTGCCCAGAGAGAAGCTGACGCCCACGTGGAGCGTGTTGCTGCCGGCCGCTGGCGCCTTAAGGGCGAAGACCGCCGTCGTGGATCCGAGACCCGTGTCCACCACGCGCGGCGCGCCCACCGGCAAAACGGTTGCCGCGCCATAGGTCACGAGCGGGAAGTCCTCGCTGACGTTGTTCCAGGTCACCACCACCACGAGGAGACTGGCGCCTGAAAGGTCCACGGCCTGCGAAAACGGGCCGGCGTGCGTGACGGCCCCGGCATCCCAGACGCCGGAATAGGTGGTGGCAACCGCCATAGGCTCAGACCCTGTACGTCAGGAGGCAGGAGAGAACCTCGATGAGCTGGCCGAAGGTCATGACCGGGTTGGAGACGACCACGTCGCCCCCTCCTCCCGGCCCCGACACGGTGCCGTTCACCGAGATGCTGGCGTCGGAGGATTTCAGCTTGAACTTCGTCGCGGTGCCGCCGGTGGTGCAGGTCCCGAACCACTCGCCGGCGAGCTTCTGGCCGCCGTTCACCCCATCTGCCTCGAAGGCGGCGAGCGGCAGGCGCGTGCGCAAGAGGAGCGCGTCTGCGGCGCTGTACAGCTCGAGGAAGCCATCCGTCAGACGCGCGGCGAGGAGCGCCGACAGCGAGTCCGCCGAGGCGTTATCAAGAGAAAGGGCCAAGGGGGCCTCCCTATCCGATCTGGAAGATGCGGCCGGCGCCGAACGTCAGGCCGCCGTCGAAGGAGAGAAGCTGGAAGGCGTCTTTCCCACCGGCGACCGTGAGAAGCGAGGGCGCATAGTTGCCCGACCACTTCACCGCCTCGGGCCAGGTCACGAGATGGTTGCCGCCAGCGCCCTGGACGATCTGGAGCACCACCGACAGGCAAACCGATTGGCCGGCCAGCGCGGAGGTGAAGGAGAGCGCGGCGTCGCCGGTGAGGGTGAGCGAGAAGGCCCGGGTGAGGTCGATGTTCAGGGCCACCGCCCCCGAGACCCCAGCCCTCGCGTCCACCTCCCAGCCGCCGGCGAGATCGAGGCCGGGCTGCTCCACGCCGTCCAGCACCAGCCGGGTAGGCTTGCCGGAGGAAATCCCTACCCTGTTGCCGAACAGGGGGATGTAGTTCGGGATGGCCATGGTGCCGCCTCAGGAGGTGGGCGCAGTGATGCGCAGGTAGATCGCAGCGACGCGCACCACGCCGCCGGTGAAGTTGCCCCCGACGGAGGAGAGCCGGATCGCGGCTGCGGTGGCGATCACACCAGCCCCGACGGCGCCCTGATTGACCGAGCCCGCCCCGGTGGCGAGCGCCGTCGCGAAGGCATCCGGAGCGCCGGCCGTCCCCGCGTTGAAGGAGGTGGCCCCCGTCACGGCGGTGGTCACGCGGGAAGAGACGGCCAGCAGGATGGCGCCGGCCGGGATCTGCATAGCGGTGTCGGTGAACGCGCCCGCGAGCGCGACCACCTCCTCAGCGACGATCAGGTCCACCTTCGCGCCGCTCGCCGAGAGCGATGCCGGATCGGCGCCCGAAGCACGGCGCTTCGCCATGTCCGAGACAAAGGTGGCAACCGGGGCCCGGGCGGGGCCGGGCGCTGCGGGATCATGGAGCGCGATCTGGTCCGTGGCGAAGTTGATGTTCGCCTTCGCCGTCACCTCGGACAGGTCGAGGGCGAGACCGACGTCATCCGCCAGCGCCCCACCGCCGGAGAGGCCGGTCCCGGCGGTGATCTCCCGGGACGAGGGCACGCTGCCTGCCGCTGCGATCAGGCCGGCGAGCGCCTTCTTCTGCTTGCCGGAGTCGCTGGCATCGACCACGGCCACATAATCGGCCGCCGGGTCCACCTCCCCGAGCGTGTCGAGACCGGCGATGTTGAGCTTGAGGGACCGGTTCTGCGTCAGGTCGCCGCCGCCCGACAGGCCCTCCCCCGCCTCCACCTTCCGCGCCGGCGGAACTGCCGCGCCCGCCGTGGAGGCTTGGGCGAAGGTAATGGCGCCGGTCCCCACCGGAACCGGGTTCAAGCTGCTGACGAACCACTCGGTGTTGGCCGAGGCGAAGCCATCGGTCACGAATACCCGCGTGCCCCGCGTCACCTCCTTGTTGCTATCGAAGTCCCCTGCCCGCTCCCAGTTGCCAGCCCGGGCAATCCAGATGCCGTTCTCATGCTTCGCAGTCTGGTCCTTCACCAGCACTCGGTCGCCATCGATCAGCGTGATGGAGTCGAGCACGGCGAGACCGTTCAGCGTGATGTTCACGCCAGGGGTGGCCACGCGGCACGGCCCCTTGATCGCCGCGGCCGTGATGAAGCCGGCGGCCAAGTCGACGATAGCCATATTGAGGATCCTCAAATGTAAAAGGCCGCCCAGACGGACGGCCCCTAATTCAGCGGCAACTATTCCAAGGAGGCGCGACCCGAAACCTCAGCGGCGCTCAGTCCACCTCGTGTATAACCTCCTCAGGTCATAGAAGCGCTCAACTCCCCGCGGCTTTTGACCCACAATCTCTTGGGGGGCCAGACTATACTCAATAGCTCCGCGTCCATCGCAAATTCTCTTGACGCTCATGACGAATAGAGAAACGTCGCCGAAATAATTCGGATATGTCTCTACCAGTTTCGTCACTTTATCGACCTCGACGAGAACCACTTTCTCGTCATCAATCCCCTGTTCGATTCGCATCTCGTGCTCGGTCAGCGCATATGCCGCAGCGATTGGCCGATCATGCGTTTCAACTGAAACAGTATGATCTTTTCTATATCTAATCAGAAAAAATCTTCCAGCATCATAAACAAAACTCTCGGCAAATTCTGTTGCATTTTTGATATGCTCAAGAGTTTCCGTTGCCTTCAATTTCTGATTTAGATCTTTGATTTCCTCAACCCGTTCATGGTGCGACTGAGTTCCGGGAACTTCTGGGCACCCCTCCGTGTGAGCGAACTCTGATGACACTAACTGGAAGAACCGAAGCCAGTCGGCATCTCCCCTGTGATGCTTGAAATCCTCCCCCCGATAGAGGCCCGCGGCCTCGACCGCGGTGGCCCAGGCATGTTGTAGCCGCGTCCTTATTTGAAGTTCGACGCGCCGGCCCGAATAGACCTCACGCTCTCCTTCGCCTACGAAGCTGAGAACGACATGATGGCTGCGGTATCCGTCGTCTTTCGGCTTCTCAATATATGGATATTGCTGCCGGATTGTATGCTGGAACTTTTCACCAATCGCAGATATCAACGCATTGACCCCGGATATGTCATCCATGATCGCGCGGACGCCACCCAGATCATTCATCTGATCCAGCTTCACCGTACTCTCGCGCAGCTTTCTTCTGATAGAGGTCATGCGCTTGATGCGCGATGCCAAATCCCCCTTGGCGCCAGCCTTTTTCATATGGTGGCGAACCGAAAAGCGGATGCTCCTCATCGGCAGAAAGTGGTCATCCCGCCAATTGTGCGCGATTGCGAATGCCTCGATGGCCGCATCCCGCTCATGGGACGGCATATCCGGACTGAAATGAATCGGATCAGCTAGGCGGTCGCCGACGCGGCGGACAGCCTTCATGCTGTGAACGAAACGCGGGTACTCGGTCATGGGCCCAAGATAGCCTTCCAGCTCCGGCTCCGGGGCGGACCACGCGTCCACAACCGAGGAGAGCGAGGAGCTAGAATACATTTTCAAGCCTCTTGGGAAAGTGGCGCACGATAGCACCCCTCGGAATCAGGGGGATAAGTTCGGCGTGCCCTCTCATTGCCCGCCAACCTTGAGGGTGCGCTTGCGCGGCTTCAGGCCGAGCGACTTCGTGAGTCCGTCTTCGAGGTTGTCGATGGCGCCGCGCAGGAGCCAAAAGTTCTGGCCCGGCAGGAAGGAGCGGCGCAGCTTGTTGACGTCGTAGCCGCTGCCCGTGCCCTTGCTGAAATTCTGCACGGCGGTGAAGGCGTCCTCTGCCTTGCCCGCGATGGGGCCGCCGAGCGTACCCGCGAGCCCATAGTTCTGATGCTTCGAGGTCATCTCGCCCGTGAGGCGGGAAAGGCCGACATGCCCACCGGTCGCCTTCTCCGCGACCGTGTTCACCTGATCGAGCCAGCCGAGGAGGCCCGACGTGCTCAGGCCCTCCACCACCAACTTCAGAGGATCGGTGGGGACCTCGCGCCCCTGAACGGCCTGCCGCGCGGCGAAGCTCATCGCCCCCAGGCCGACCATGGCGGCGAAGCCCATGATCGCGCGGGCGTCGCGCTGCTGGATCCCGGCGAGCGTCACCGTCTGGGCGGTGGCCGTCATGAAGCTCTGGAATTGGAAAACCAGCCGGCCCGCCTCGTTTCCCTGAGACCAGAACGGCCGCTCCATGCCTGGGCGAACGATGGAGCGCTCCACCCCACGGCCCACGGCGATGCTCATGGCCTCAGCGGCGCCCTGGTCCTGCCAAGCGCTGGTGTTCGTGAGCCACAACCCGTTGAACCGCTCGCCGCCATTGTCTGCGCTGAAGGCCGCCCAGATGCGCGCCGCCATGGGCTCGGAAATGCCGAGGTCAGCCAGCATCTCCCGCTGGCGCGGCTTCAGCCGGACCTCAGTTGCCGCCTGCGCCGCCTTGAGCGTCTTCGTCATGACGGTGTAGCCGACGACGCGCTCCCCCATGTCGGTCCACTGAGGCAGCATGGTGAGCGCCATGAACTTGTTGACGCTGGCGCCGACGGCGCGCTCCAGCGGCGAGCCCCGGCCGTAATCGTCCAGCACATCCGAGAACGCTGCCATGCGGGCGTTGAGTTCGAGATCGAGGCCCACACCCATCAGCCGCAGCTCCTCCTTGGCCCGGCCGCCCACTTCCCGCCCGATGGAGGAGACAAAGGGCGCCCAGCCGTTCCCCAGCAGCTCCACCATGCCGTGGCGCACCAGCGGCGTGGCCAAGTCCGACATGGAGGAGATGAGGACCGAGCCGAGGGAGGTCAGGATATTGAAACCCCGGGCGACGCGCGCCGCCTGATGCCCGATTCCCTGCGGATTGTCCGGCATGCCGAAGAAGCCGCGCTGCCGCTCCAGCAGCTTCATGAGCGTCTCGATGTCGTCGTCCGCCCGCTTCCGGATGCGCTCGTTCGCCGCCTCGATCTCCTTCGCCGTGGGCTCCCGGCCATTTTTGGCCTGATAGTCCGCGGCGAACTGGTCCATCTGCCGGCGGGCCTCGTCCGCGATCTCCTTGAACACCATGGAGCCGTCGGAGCTGATCTGCTTCGCGCCGCCCATGTCGGTGACGGAGCCGAAGCGCTGGACGACGGCCATGTCCATTTCCATTTGCTCGATCATCACCCGGGCGACATGCTCGATGTCCGTCTCCAGCCACTTCGCCTTGGTCTCGAATGGCATCGCGAAGGTGCGCCCCTGGAACGTGCGCCCCAGCTCTTCCCGTCCAGTCCGGATCGCCGCGCCGGTGGTGGCCTGATCGTCATAGGGAAAGCGGCCGGCCGGTGTGCCCACCACACGTTGCCAGGTCTCGTCCGCGCGGGCGCGCAGCTCGTCCGGCGTCAGGTCGGTGCGCGCCTTCAGGATGGCCTCCACGGCGTCGTCCACCGCACTGTCAGCGGTCCGGAGCCGCGGCGCATCGCCCGGCATGCCCTCGCCGGCCGCCTCCCGTTTCTCCAGCGCGCGCTTGGCTCCCTTCGAGCTGTTGCCGTTCCAGGCGCCCACCACCTCTTCCATCTTGCCGCGCAGGGCGGCGGCCTCGGCCTCGTGGTTCGCCATGGCGGCTTCGAGCATCTGCCGGCGCACGGACAGATCGATGGCTCGATCCGAGAGCGTCTCCATCCGGTCCGTGTTGGCGGTGAGCGCGCGCAGCGCCTCCTCTGCCTTGGTTTCGGCGCGGCCCATTCGGCGGCGCACTCCGGCGAGCGCCACCATCGCGTCGCGCACCGCCGCCCGCGCCGAGACGCGATCCCCCAGGGCCCCTTCGAGCGCCTGCCGCGCCTCCTCCGCCAGCGCGCCACCGGTCATGCCCTCCGAGCGCATCCCCTCCTCGCCGGCAACACGGCGCTCCAGGTCCTCCAGCGTCTGCGGCTTTCCCTCCTCGCCGCGCAAGAAGGTGGCGACGTCATCCAGGGTGCGCAGCGTGACGCCGCGCTCGGCCGCCATCTGCTGGATCTCCTGCGCGACCCGTGACTGCCCGGCATGCTCGGCATCGAGGTGGCGGGCCGCCCACCAGCCGGGCTCTTCGCCGCGCGCCGCCTGGACGATCCAGTCCTCCACCTCGTTGGCGCCCGGCCGGCCCGGCAGCAGCCCGCCGGCTTCCTCGGCGATGCGCTCGCCGAGTTGGTCGAAGCTGCGTCCCTTCGCCGAGATGACGCCGCGCAGCCCGATATCGCTCCCCATCAGCGTGCCGTTGGGATCGCTCACCCCGCCTTGCCGGGCGATCCAGCGCAGGAAGGAGGGCGGCTCGTAGGACCGCTTGCGGCCGATCACGATTTCCGCGGCGAGCCTGACGCCGGAGAGCACCGCATCCCGCTCGAAGCGCGCCGCGCGGTTGATGTCCGCCTGCGTCCGGGGCTTGGCGAGGCGGCTCATCTCCCGGGCCTGAGCCCGAAGGTCATCGATCTCCGCCCGTGCCTCCGGGCTGCTGAGGTCCGCCTTCACCGCCCCGACGAACTCATCCAGCGAGGTGGCCTGCTCCGCCGCGCCGGTAGCCTGCCCATCGAGCTGGTCCACACGCTTGCCGGCGCGCCGGGCCTCCATGCCGCGCTCGCTGGTGCGCGCCGCCAGCTCCTGCTCCTGCCGGTCCACGGTGTCCATGCGGCCCTGGAGCTTGCGCGCCCGCACCTCCATTTCGTCCCGCTGCTGGGCGAACTCCTGCATGCGGGACTGGAGGCGGGCCTTCACCTGCTGGTCCGCCGCATAGAAGGCCTGGGTGTCGGCGACGAACTCCTGCTTCCGCTTCCCCACGAGGCGGGTGTTGAACATATGCGTGGCGTAGGAGAGCGTGCCCACCGGGCTGGGCTTCTCGTTCCAGATTCCGAGCTCCACCGCCTTGTCCGCCATGGCGTCGGCGATCTTGCGGAACTCGCCGGCCGCCTTCGCCACCTCGGGAATCGCGTGCTTGTCGCCCATGTTGGCGGCGTGGAACACCTCCGATTTGAAGTCGGCGAAGTCGAGGTGCTGCTGGTCCGGGAACATCTTGAGCACGTTGTCCCCGAACCTCTTATGCCGCCCGAAGCGGTACTGGCTGTAGAGGTCCTCCAGCGTGCGGGTGTAGGCGGCGTATTTCGCCCGGGCGAGGCGCTTCACGTCATCGAGGTTGCCGCGCAGGCCAATGGCCTCGTCCGCCGCCGTCGGCACGCCCTCGGCGTTCTTCGCGTAAGAGAGGCGCCCGTCACCGATCCACTCCGCCGCGCGCCGGGTGGCAGCGATGGGCGAGGTCTGCACGAAGGCAATGGGCGAGCCGTAGATCGGCGTCTTCCCCGCCACCTCTGCCGCGCCGAGCGAGGACTTCAGCCGGTTGCCCTCCTCCCACCGGTATGCGGCGCCGCCGGAGGCCCCGATCCCGCCTGCGCCGTCCGGCCGCTCTTCAGCGGCCAGCATCCGGTCCATGACGCCGCGGATTTCGTCCGGGATCGGCTCGCCGAGGTCGGTCAGGCTCTTGTAGATGGCGGTGAGCCACGCCTTGAACTGGTCGAAGGCCCGCTGGAGCGCCGAGGACGGGGCCTTGCCGTCCCGCAGGTATTGCTCGAAGCCCTGCGCCCACTTCTCGTGCTCCGCCCGGCCGATCTTGGAGGCGTCGTCCACGCCGAGCCAGGCGAGCACCTGATCGAGGTCGTCCTTCACGGCGGGGCTCACCTCGGCATCCCGGATCATCTCGGAAAGCCAGAGGTGGGAGGACTCGTGCATGAAGGTGGACTGGTCCCGGCCCTTGAACAGCTCGATCAGTGCGCGGTTGCTCTCCATCGTGATAGCGCCGCGCGGTGCGCCCTCGCCGGGCTGGAAGACCGAGAAGGCGTTGGGGGGCAGATTCTTGAAGGCGGCCACCACTTCGGATACATTACGAGGCGTTGCGCTGGCAGGCCGCGCTGACGGGTCGCTTTGCTGGGCTTTGCTCACAGACGCCGAAATAGCCTGCCGCCCTTCCTCTTTTGGACTCGGCGCAAGGTCGAACCCCTCCATGTGATAGAGGCGGCTCCCATCCTTGGGGAACTTCTTGATCACCAGCCGGGCCGTGAAATCGCGTCCGTCCAGGACGATGTGGGCAACACCGTAGCTGTAGTCCGGAAGGCTTCCGTTGTAGATCACCGAGCTTTGGATGATATCCGGCAGGTTCTGGATGAGCCGTCTCTTGATATCATTGGTGAAGCCGGACAAGACCTTCTTCGTCACGTCGCGACTGATGCCGATGGCCTCGCCCGTGCTCGCCGTGTAGGTCCCCCGAACAGACATCAGGTCTCCCAACGCCTCGTGTGGCGTGCGAGCCGGAAGATTGTTCAGATGGAGCGGCGGGACCGGCGTATTGGGGTCAATCTCGATTGGCAACTGTCGAGACCCCGTGTTCTTGTCTGACTGGAACATCCGCGCCATGGCCTCGGGGGTCCGGCCCTCAGGCGGCACGCTGGCAAGGGCATGCTCGAAAGCCTGAATGCGCGTGCCCGAGACGCCGGGATCAGCCGCCTCCTCGGCGCGCAGGCCTGCCAGTTCCTCTTCCATGCGCCGGGGGGAATAGAAGGCCCCGTCCACCTTCCGGTGCCACTGGACCGCCTCCGGGTTCCGCTTCGCCCAGAAGGCATGTCCGTCGGGCAGAAGCGTGCCGGAGGGCACCATGGCCGTCCCCAGCTCCTTCTCCACCACGTCATAGAGCTTACTCGCGTAACCCTTGCCGCGCTCGCGGGAGGGAACGTTGGTCCAGTCCACCTCCCACCGGCCGTCATCCCTTCGCACCAGTTCGACGCGGCCGAGGATGCCGTTGATGCCGTCAGGCAGGCGATGGCCCTCGGGTGGCTTGGGAAACAGGTCGAAGGCCACCACGTCATGTCCGCCCGCCCCAGGGCGCACCGAGCCGCGCACCACCATATCGTCTCCGACCGGGATCTCCTTCCAGCGCCGCGGCGCGGCACCGCCTTGGTACAGCTTCTCCCCGGAATAGGCCGAGAACACCCGATCCGGCCGCAGTACCACCACCTGATCGGCCCCATGGTGCTCGGCGAGGCCGCGGATCACGATGGTGTCGTACCCCTTCGCGCGCCCGTAGAGCACAGCCGCCGGGATCGCTCCGCTGGAGGCGGGCACGCGGCGGGCTTCGTCCACCATGCTGGGCATCAGATCGGGCGCTTCCTGTCCGGCCAGGCGTCGCGCCTGCTCCGCGCCTGCATCCGTGCGGCCGATCATCTCCGCGAGGCGCTGCTGCGAAAGCCCGCCATAGTCGGTTCCGGCATCTCCCCCGCCACGGCCCTGCCGCCGCGCATTCGTCTCGTGCAACAGGCTGATGAACTCGGGATCGTTGCGGACCATCTCCGGCAGGTCGAGCACCGCATGCCGGCCGGGGTTCACCTTCACCTTGAAGACGCGCGGCCCAGCACCCGGAACATCGGGCAGACCAGCCCCGGTGTAGGCATTCGCGCTGGCGGCATCCGGCGCCAGGAACAGCCCCATCTCGTCCGGCGTCGAGTTCTTCTGGAGCACCGCCTGTTCGGGCGAGAAGCGGGAGAAGTCCTCGCTCGCATCGGTGCCGTGGTAGAGGGTCCATTCCTTGGCGCTGGTGTCCACCCTCGCCGGACCGCGCGACGCTACGGCCGGCGGCGGGGCCTTCACCTCCTCACTGGCCCCGACCTCCTTCAGCCGGTCGAGCCAGGACTGCGGCAGGCTCTCGGGCCCCAACACGTCAGGGGCCTCGCCGGCGCGAACATCGGTGCCCTCCTTCCGATAGAGATCGAAGGCGCTTTCGCCGAGGCCGCGCCGCTCCGCCCGTGCCGCATAGCGGGCCTGCCAGATGGCGGCATTCGCTGCGGCTTCCTCCTCCGGCAGTCCCGCGTCCACAAGCTGGCGGCGCACATCGTCGAAGACCGGACGCGGGCCCACTTCGATATTCTGGGCCAGACGGTTGAACTCCGCCTTGGAGAGCTGGGAGGCAGAGCGGCCGAGCACCTCACCGAGCACCGAGCCCCCGATGCCGATCAGTCCGCCGAAGCCCGCGCCCATGGCGGTGCTGGCGAGATAGTCCTGCGGGGTGCGGGTGTGGAGCGTGTTCTGAGCGATCATCTCCGAGACGAGGCCACCGGCCGCGCCGGCCACCGCGCCCTCTGCCGCGCTGCGGGCGATGCCAAGGCCCAGGCGCCCCGACCGATAGACTGCGCCTCCGGGCAGGAGGTTGGTCGGGTCGTAGGGCGCCCCGAGCAGCCCCCAAACGAAGGCGGAGACCGGATTCTGCGAGCGGATTTCGTCGTTCTGCTGCTCTTCCAGGTGCCGCCGCTTCAGGAGATCAAGTTCGGCGCGGGAGCCGACGAACATCGCCTCGCGCATGAAGTTCCGGTTGCCGGCGAACTCGGTGCCCTCGATGTCCGGCCACGGGTCATAGCTGTCATCGCGCGTGAGGCCCCAGTGATCGGCGACCGAGCGCGCCGTGGACACCGCCGGGTTCTCGTAGCCGACGGTGCCGGCCACCTGCTGCTGGTTCGCGATCCAGTCGGCAATGCCGCCACCGATTCCCCGTGGCGGAACAGGCGGCCCCTCCTCCTCCCGCAGCGGCTCCGCGGGTTGGGTGAGAAAGGTGCCCCCGGGCGCGCGGGCGGTGAGCCGATAGCTCTTCGTCGGCGCAACCGGCCCCTGTTCCTCAGGGGCGGACGCAGCCGGGCTCGCCTCGCCAGGGGACACCGGCAAGGTGGTTTCATCGACCATGGACGATCACTCCGGGATCTTGGCGCTTCCGACGCCACCCTTGGGGCCGAGGCGTCGCTGCATGGCGGGGTTCACCTCGGGACCAGGTGCCACCTGCTCCTGCGGCATCAGCGCGAAGGGATTGCCGCCGGGCTGGTAGAGGTCGCGGTTCGCGTCACCCGCCGCCGCCTGCCGTCCTGCCGCCGTTGCGGCGTCCTGCTGGGCCTTGTTCTGGCTGGCGGCGCGGCCGGGCTTTGCGTCGAAGTCGATGAGCAACGGCTGGTTGGCCTGGTCCCGCAGCTCCGACCACACGCCGGCTTCGTTCTTCACCATGATGCCGTAACGCGGCGCATTGCCGGCCTTCACGTCGGCGGCGGTCTCCGGGACAGGGAGCAGCTCCCAGTCGGCGACCGTCCCCGCGTTGCCCTTCACGGCTTCTTCCACGGCGCCCTTGATCCAGTCATAGGAGCCGTCCACCGGCGGATAGAACCGCTCGGGAGGGTATTTCACCACCCGGTCGCGCAGGCCGAAGACGCCCCAGGCCGAGGAGCCGCCGGCGCCATGGACCCTCGTCTCGCCCCACATGCGCTGCATCTGCTGGATGGTGGTCTTCTTCGCCACGTCCGCGTCGCCTTGGGCAAGGGCGTAGTTGTCCCGATAGAGCTTGGCATAGTCGAACTGGAGCTGCGCGGACTGGGCGGGGGCCATCGGAGGGCCTCCGGCCCACCGGTCGCGGTCCCACGGTCCGAGGTCCTTCGATGCCGGCCCCTCATAATCCATGCTGGCGTAGAAGATGGCGGGCAGATCGGCGGCCGTGATCGGCGCGTCTTTCATCGCCTTGTCCGCCTCCTTCAGGAGCTTTTCCTTCTGCGCGGCCGCGGCAGGGTCCGAATCCTTCTTGATGAGGTCGAAGCCTTCCTGAGGGGAGCGATAGGGCGCCAGCTCGCCCCAAGTCGCGACGCTCTGGGCGACCTTGTCACCGAACGTCTTCGCGAACACGTCGGGGCTGCGCTGATACAACGCCTGCATGGCCTGCATGCCGAAGGTGAAGGCGCCGACATCCGTGGACCGGAATTTGGCCTGCAATGGGCCCACCACGTCCCGCGGGATCATACCGGTGCGGTCCACCACGTTCACCGCGCGGTTGATGACGGAGGGATCCTGCTTCCCGATCCCCTCCCCCAGCTTGTAGGCCTGCGAGTAGGCCTCCACCGCCTTCTTGTCGTCCTTGTCCAGAGGGTCGAACGCATAGGCCTTGTTCTGGCCGTCGATCTTGTCAATGGCGTCGGCGAGGATATTCGTCTCGCCCTGCCGATCCTCGATCAGCTTTTCCAGCTTCTGGTATTCGCCCGCATCGGTGACAAGGCCGTTGTCCCGCGCGAGCTGGAGGTCCGCCATCCCCACCTTGCCGTCGATCACGCCGAACTCGAACTGGTTGACCCAAGCCTCGTGCTGCTGCTTCTGCGCCGCCCGCTCGGCATTCTGTTGCTGGAGCTGTGCATGCTGCTGCTGGTTCTGGAGGGACGTCGCATAGGCGCCGAGGGTGAGAGAGCCTTGGACCGGCACGGTGGCGGCTCCACCTCCGCCGCCGCCGCCGCCGGACAGGAACATCGCATGGGCGTTGGACCACTGGGCATCGCTCATGGGAAAGTCGCGGCCGGCCTCGATCTTTGCCATGGCCTTCGCGAGAGGTACCGCGATCTCGGGCTGGCGCAGCATGTTCTTGGTGAGCACAGTGTCGGGGCTGATTCCCATCGACCGAGCTACAGAACCGGCATACTCAGCGGAGGAGTTGCCCCCGGACCACTTGCGGATGGCCGCACCCAGCGTCATCCCGGCATAGCTGCGATCTAGAAGGGCGAATTGTGCCGCCGCCCCGGCCTCCGGGGTGGAGAACCGGGCAATCTTATTGCCCTGTCCATCGTTCAGGACTTCGTGCTCTCTCGACCCGAACTGAGTGGCGACGGGGCCCGGCCACTGCGCCCCGGGGTTGTTGTTACGGATGCTGGCTGGAGCCTTGGCATCTCCGGTGACAACGCGGCTTGGCTCCGCCGGCCCCGTGGTGGCCGCAGGCGCAGCGGCTGCGACCCCTACCCGCGCCGCCTCCCGCGCGTCCTCCTGATCGGCGAAGGCCTTCGCCTCCTCGCCCCTGCCCTGGGCGACCAAGCCACGGATGCGGGCCTGAGCGAACTGGCGTGTGCCCTTATCCAGCACCGCCTCGCGGTCCTTGTCCGGGAGACCCGACTTGGCGAGTAGCTGAGCGAATCCGCCCACCACGTCGTTCCAACTATCCGGGTTCTTCTCCAGCGCCACAGCCGTGGCGCCACCATACTTGTCGATCTCCGCCTTGTAGAAGCCGTTGCGCTGTTGCTCCACGAAGGTGCGGTCATGCGTCTCGTAGGTCCGGTTCACCTCGGCGATGTGCGGCTCGAATCGGGCGCGCAGCTTCGGGTCCGTCAGGCCGTTGAGGAACGAGGTGGTGTTGCGCTGCCGGATGCCAGCAGAGGTCTGGTCCCAACCGGTGCCGTCCGGCGCCGCGCTCTTCTTGGCCTCCGCCGTCTCCCGATCGATGTTGCCCAGCATCTCGTAATAGCCGGTCTGGGCCTTGAAGCCGGCGAGTTGGTCCTGCTCCGCCTTCTGCTTGGTGGCGACCTCCGCCAGATCGTTCCCCAGCCCGGAGATGGCCCGCCCAACCCCGGCCAGCGCCGCGCCCGGCGCGCCGGCATTGGAGATGTTGGCCTGCGTCACCGCAGGACGAACATCCCGGTCCACGCCGAAATCCCGGCGGGAACTGAAATCTTCGATATCGGGGATCTTCACCATGGCATCATCCGTAGGCTGCGGACCAGGATTTCGCGGCGCCGCCGAGCCCGCCGATGATCGTTCCTGCGGCACCAAGCATCCCGGCCTGCTTCGCGTTCTTGGCCTGGATGTCTTCCGCCTGCGCCTGCGTCAGCCATTGGCGCTTCTTCTCCTGCCCTTCGTAGAGGGTGAACTGGTCCCGCAGCGAGCCCTCCTGCTGCGCGGCGCCGATCTGGTTCAGGGTGGAGGGATCGGCCGTGGTGCCACCCGAGAGACCGGCCGCGGCCTTTTGCGAGGAGATGAAGCGGTTCGTCTTGATCCGCTCGCCCTCGGCCTTACGCTGCGCCGCCGCCTGCTCCTGGCTGGCATTGATGAGGTCCTGCTTCTTCTGGTACTCGGCCGCCGCCGCCTGGGCATTGCCGGCGGCGATGGTGCCGACGGCGGAAACCGCCGATCCGAGGAGGCCGATCAAGGGGGCGAACATCGTCAGGGCTCCCAGGCGAAGAGGCGCATGCCGAAGCGGGTTCCCACCTCCCGGAAGCCGAGACGGGCGAGAAAGGCGGGCGCGGTCGGGATGATCGGCGAGGCAACAGCGAGCACGCGCTCGTGGCCGGCTTCGCGCGCCGCCTCCAGCAGCCGGCGGCACTCCCGCCAGAAGGCAACCCGGTGGTGGCGCGCCTCGCGCGTGACCTTGCACCAGGCGATGACCTCGCCGCTCTCGCAGTAATCGAGGCCACCGGCGGCAACGAAGCGCCCGTCCACAAAGCCGATCAGGCCCACGGTCCGCTCGCCGGCGGCGCGGCCGCAATGCCTCGGCAGGTCCTCAGGGACCAAGGGGCGGATTTCAGGATTCATTGGTGGTGATCCCGAAGATGGTGCCCAGGACCGCGGCGGAATAAGGCGCGACACATTCGAGGCAAATGCGGGAATCGGTGTCGAAGCCCCCGCCCCACATGCCCATGGGCGCGTCATAGACCGTGTAGACGGCATCCTCCGCCTGGATCTCATCGCCCTCGATGGTGGGCATGGGGTCCATCAGGCCGAAGTCCGGCCCGTAGCGCAGAGCCTTGCGATGCGCATAGGCGAGGGCGAAGCCGAACGACTTCACCGCCTTCTTCTGCAACAGCGCGGTGCCGATCCGCCCGCCATAGGCGAGCTTCGGCGACTTGTATCGGGCCCGGTAGGGGAGCCCGACTTTCAGGTCCGCCGAGACCACCACCGCCGCGCCGTCCAGCATGAGGCGCCCGTTGCTGATGGTCCCATAGGGCTTGTATTCGCTGCCGTCGGCGAGCACCTCGTCCCCGCGCAGCGCCACCACCTGCTTGCCTTCCAGGTGGCGGAAGGCGTCAGGCGTGGACGGGCTGCGGACAAAGCAGTCGCCGCCGACGAGCCCGCCCCTGCCCTCTTTCTCCCGCGCCCACTTCTCCAGATAGCGGCGCGTGCCGTCGGCCGTGGTGCGCCGGACGATATAATAGACCGCGTCCTCGCCCTTGGCCGGCAGCACCGCCACATCCTCGATGACGCCGTCCGTCTCCACGGTGGACCAGCAATCCACCTCCTCGAGGAAGTCGGTCATGAACATGGCGACGGTGCCGTCCGGGCGGATGGCATGCACCCGCGTATCCGGCTGGCGCTGGATGGCGATGGCGTCCACCCCCTCCAGGATCTCGTCGTTCAGCAAGTTCAGGTCACGGGCCTGATAATCCTGCACCTGCGGGCTGTAGCTGAACTCCATCAGCCGCGTCTCGGAGCGGTGCGCGTAGATCGCCCGCGCATCGAGGCGGCAAGGCTGCACGTCCGGAGAGGTGCCATGGGTGGTCGCCGGCCGGGGCGTGAAGGCGGCGCCGGTGAGCGGCTCGTCGAAGGAAGACGAGCGGATGGACGAGATGCTGCCTTCCGTCCCGACCACCAGCCGAGACATGGGCAGGATGAAGCGGATGTTGTCCACCGTGCCGGTGGTCGAGACCGAGCGCGAGATGGCCGCGCTCGCTCCGCTGTCATTGGCCTCGATGTCATGGGACACGTAATTGTCCGACACCGAGCCGTACATCTGGTCGCCCTTGGCCCAGAACAGCCGGCTTTCCGTGATGCCCACCGCCGTCGGCCAGCCCCGGTAGTCCGACCACTCCCCCTCCTTCCAGAAGTCCGAGAAGGTGGCGTTGAAAAAGGGCTTCAGCACCTCAATCTCGCACTCGGTGGACGACACCACCCGCGTGATCCGGCAGCGGCCCTTCCCGCCGCCCCAGGGATATTGCTGGTTCACGGTGAGGGAGCCGGACCGATACGTGCCGTCCCGGAAGCCGAATTTGTGGAAATTGATCGCGTTGTTGTCGGTGATGAAGTCGGTGGTCTTCTCGCTCTTGTTGATCGAGGCGTTGTTCTTCGTGAAGGTGTTGCGCCCCATGTTCGCGGCGTAGGGGTCGCCCTTGATCTTGTAGCCACCGTCCGGATCGTCCCGGGACACCATGTGGTAGGCCGAGCCGTCGTAGAACCCTTGATAATTCGTCACGATCCAGCGCTCGGAGAAGAGCTGGTCGTTCTGGATGAAGCACGTCCCCGTCACCCGCATGGGGTCGGTGTAGGCGTTCGAGGCCCCGAGGGTGAAGGTCTGGTTGTAGTTCTGGTTGAACACCTCGAAGAGGGCGTTGAGGTGCCCGGCGCGGAAGAAAGGCCGATCCGCGAAGATGCGGCCGTTGCCCTCGGTCACATCGACCCGGAGCTTCACCTGCTTCACCGTGACGTCGGCCGAGAACGGGCCGTCCTCCGGCCGGTAGATCACATGGGAGAAGGAGACCGCCGAGCGGCGCTCCAGGATGCTCGGCGCGCGCTTCTCCCGCGCCATGAACATTTGGTCGCCCGACTGGTACCAGCGCAGCCGCTTCAGGTTGGCGAAGTCGCCCGCGTAATAGTCCGCGTTGTACCCGCCGTCGGCATAGTAGGGCAGCAGCAGCGGCCCGGCCGGCTCGAAGGCGATGGACTTGACGATGATCTCCCGCTGGAGCCGGCTCTCGAACTCGAACGTGTAATCCCCGAGGTTCGGCGGGAGCACGATGGAGTGGTAGCCGGTGTCCAGCTCGGTATCGAAGACGGCCGGCCCGGACGGCGTGTTCACCCGGAAGATGACCGGCCCGCGCGTCACGTCGATGCGCACGCCCACCGCAGCGCGCCCGGCGCCGATGGGGATGGTCTGCCACACCCGCACTGATCCGCCGCGCGGGATCACGTTGAGGACGAGGCCGCGCCCGTCGGCCGCCGCCGTGGGATAGATCGGCGTGATGGTGCTGCCCGAGGAACCGCCGCTCGTCTGGGCCGCGCCCAGCCCATTCAGCAGGTTGTTCAGCCAGTCCGAGAGGTCGCCGATATCGAAGGAGGCGCCGTTATCCTCCTCCGGTGCCGGCGCGTCCGCAGGGTTTCCCGACACCCACGTGGACCAGCCGGTGAGGCCGTTGAGCCAGTTGCCGTTGACGAAGGCGGCTCCGGCGTCACCCCGCTGGACCGGCTCCAGGCGCTCGATGAGGTCGCCCGTGTGCTCGCCCACCGTGACCCCGTCCCGCTGCCGCCAGAAGCGCATGCCCAGCCGGCAGAACTCCACCAGCGCCATGTCCTCCATGCTGAACACGAAGGGGACCATCTTGGAGCGCGCGCCGTGCTCGGCGATGGTCTCCAGATATTCCAGCGCCGGACGCATGAGCATCGGCCCATAGGTCTTGGGCACGAAGTTGCGCTGGAGTTCGGCGGCGAGGCGCAACTGGGCGAGGTCCACACGGGCAAGCGCCTTCTTCGCCACCTCGCCCCGATTGAAGGTGACGACTTCAGGACGGAGCGTCGCCATCAGGACCTCGCGGAGCCGTAGGCATTGGGCCAGCGCCCGCGCCGGCTGTTCACCCAGGAAGACGTGGGGAGCGGCTGGGAGCCGAGGTTGCCGGCGTCGAGCGCCAGCGCCTCCACCAGGGCCTTGTCGGCCGCCTTCTCCAGCGTGACCGCCGCTTCCTTGCTGCCGATGGCCTTGGGGGCGATCTTGGCGGCGAGCATCAGGCTCATGGCGTGCGCGAAGTGGGCGGACCACTGCCCCACGTCCCCGCCGAACTGATCGTGGCAGGAGACGTAGCGCACATAGAGCGGGCTGATGTTCGCGTACCAGTGCCCGCCCTGATCGAGGAAGGGCACGAGGCCGGCGCGCATCTGCTCACTGGCGGCGATCACGTGGGTGCGCTTCCAGTCGCAGGGCTTGGAGAAGGCGTGGTCATAGCCGAAAGCGGGGGTGAACCCCTCTTCCGGGTCGATCATCACGGCGCGCAGGGCGAAGGACCACGAGCCGGCTTCAAGGCACCGGTCCCGCACGTCGCACCAGTTCCGATCGAGGAGGCGCTTTGCCTCCCCGCCCCCGGTGTCCTGCATGTCGGCGAGCGTGCGCTGGCCCAGCTCCGTCAGGGCGGAGTTGTAAATGCTGAGGACCGAGGCGGCCATGTCAGGCCACCACCGCCATGGCCTGCTCGGCCAGGAGACGCTCCACCTCGGCCACCGCGTCCTCGCGCGTCGCCAGCTCGCGGGCCACCACCTCCAGCGTCTCGGTACGGATGACGCACCACTTGGCCGTCGGCCCCTGCCACTTGGCGAAAAAGGCCGGCCGCTGCGCGCGCTCCTCGGCGGAGGCCTCGCGCTGCTCCACCAGCCGCTCCATGGCGACGGGATCGGCATAGGCGCGCAGGACACGCAGCTTCGGCCCGGCGACGTCCACCGCCAGAACCCGCAGCTCGACGTCGAGCGACTGGTCCAGCGCGAAGATGTTCACGAGGTCCCCGGGCTTCAGGAGCGCCCGGATGTGGGTCCACCACGACGGGTTCGACAGATCGTCGATATGGACGCCCGCCGGCACCTTGATGGTGTAGGAGACGCAGGCGAAGGGCGTCTCCTTCAGGTCGTTCACGAACGGCTTGTACATGCTGGGCTCCAAAGAAAAGCCCCGCCGAGAGGGCCCGGCGGGGCGTGTGTTTCAGCGATGGTCGGGACGTCAGGTGATCGACAGGCCCGCCGAGAGGGTGGCGCCGGCGCCCGACACCGCAGTCACGCGGTGGAAGGTGACGGCGTTGGTGTCGGTCTTCGACACGATGACCAGGTCGCCCACCTTCATGCCCATCTTCAGCGCATCGGAGATGTAGCCGGCACCGGCGACGGTCGCGGTTGCGTCCGTCGAGCGGTAGCTCCACATCTTGAAGTCGCCACCGAGGGGCTCGAAGGAGACGGTGGTGAGGTTGTCCCGATTGTAGGCCATGGGCTTACTCCGCCACGTATTCGGAGCCGTCGTGGGCCACCAGCACGAGAGCGCTGTTCTGCAGCAGCTTCGCGCCGTGGAACACGGAGGCCCGGAAGAAGTAGAAGTCGTCTTCCTCGTTGTAGCCGGCGGCCGTGCTCATCCCGGCCGTGTCGATGGCATGGCCGAGGGCGTTCTTGTGGTACATGAAGCAGGTCTCGTTGGCCGTGCCCACGCCGGGAAGGCGGTTGTGCACGATCCACTTCAGGCCCGCGTACATGTAGCGGTTGCCCTCCTGCGGGGAGGCCCCGCCGGCAGTGAGCGGGGTGGAGCCCCGATAGAGGGACGACGCGAACTCCGGCACCTGGAGCATGTAGGCTTCATAGGCCGGAGAGATCACGAAGTGGATGTTGCCATCCAGATCGATCTTGTTGTTCAGCAGGATGGTGCGCGCCCGCAGGGTGTTGCTGAGGCTCGCCTTCTTCGCGGCGCCCGTGTCCTGGGTGCCCTGCTGGAGTTCGGCGATGATGATGTCGTCGATCTCGCGATTGATGACGCCCACCGACTCCACCTGCTGGAGCTGGCGCATGTCGGCCTGGGCGGTGAAGAAGTTGAAGCGGGTCTGCTCCACCTTGTCGTGGGCCTCGACCAGCGGAGCGGTAATCTGCCGGACGTCGTTCTTGCGGGCCGGAATGCGACCGTTCATGCCGCGCGTGGTCGCCGAGGCGCCGCCGGAGCCGCCCAGGGGGAACACCACCTGGTTGCCGGCGATCATGCCCTCGGTGATGCAGGTGTCGCGCAGCAGCGCGTTGCGCTGCTCGAACACCTTCACCCACTCGCGGCGGTAAACGGTCATGGGAGCCGTATCGGCCATGACTGTTCTCCAGATCTGACGATGTAGGGGGTCAGCCGCTCGATGCGGGGTGGCCGGCTGGCGCCGCTGCCGCTCTTGTGCGGGTGTTCCGTCTCAGGCGGCCGGCGATGCCGGGGTGGCCCCGATCGGGAACGAAAAGCGAACTCTATGTAACGAATATTGATGATTCAGGCAAGAACCATCACGCAACCTTCTGGCCGCGGGCCTCCATGTAGGAGAGGAGCCTGGAATACTCCTCCTGGATCGCGGGCGAGCGGTACTTCGACCAGTCCTTGGTGCGCAGGTCCTCGATTTCCTTGATCCGCTCGGCGGCGCTGGCCGGGGTCACGGAGCCGTCGCCGGCATATTCGCGGATCGAGGGGTTCGCGTTGACGCCGATGTTCACCAGGAAGCGCAGGACATCCGGGTTGTTGCCGAGCTTCTTCCCGTCCGCGCCGCGGGCTCCCATGATGGCGCCGAAGAGTTCCTCATTGCCCTCGAAGAGCGCCTGCACCGTCTGGATGTTGCGGCCGAACTCGTGGCCCCAGTCCTTGCGCAGCAGCTCGGCACCGTCGCTCTGGTCCTTGTCGTCCTGCACCAGGCGCGCCTCGGCCGCCTTCTGCTGAGCCGCGAGATACCAGTTCACCTGCCCCTTCACGAGATTGGGCGGGATGTGGTTGGCGTGGGCGAAGGCGCGGTATTCCTCCAGCGTCGCTTTCGTGGATTCGTCCGGGGTGAAGCCGACGGGGAACTGGATGTCGTAGCCGTCGGGCTTCTCCGGGATGCCGTTCGCCTTGCGATAGTCCGCGACCTGCTCCGGCGTGGGGTTCTCCGGCAGCTTCTTGGCCGTCTTCAGCTCCCCGGAGGCCAGCTTGTCCACCAGCTCCTTGTGCGCCTTCACGAAGGCCTTGCCGTCGGAATAGCGGTCCAGGACCTTGGAAGTGGCCTCGTCGCCGCTCGCCCAGTCCGAGCGCAGCGTGGCCCAGTCGGCGGCCGGCGCACCCTTGCCGGCATCCTGCTGCCCCTGTGGCGCGCCGCCCTCCCCGATGCTCTTCGGCGGCTCCTTGGCGGCCGGCGGCACCCCGGCGGGCGGCTGCTGCGCAGGTGGCGTTCCTCCGGCCGGGGGCGCGCCGGCAGGCGGGGTCTGGGCGGTCGTATCGCTCATTTCGGTTCCTCTGTGGCGGGCCTCGTCTCCAGCACGAGGCGGGTGTTGAGCATTCGGACGATTTGCTGGCCGGCGAAGGTCCGCCCCTGGGCGAAGGCCATGCCGAGGCCCGTTGGATCGTCAGGCCAACGGAAGGACAGGTCATAGGTCCGACAGGCCTTGTGGATGATCCAGTCGAGGGCGAGCTGCTGCTGCTCCGGGCTCGCCGCGCCGGCGGCCAGCGCCTGGACGGCGGCATGCTCGGCGACGGAGAACGGCGCCGGCAGGTGCGGAGCATCGGCGCGCATGGTGAAGGGCTTGGCCTTCGGCGCAACCACGCGCTCGCCAGCCGGATCAGGTGACGGCTTCTTCATGCTGCGGCTCCGCCGAGGCCCTGAAGGAGGCTCGGAATATTGATGCCGGCAGCGGCGGCGTCCTTCGCGGCACCGGCGACCGCGCCGGCGGCCTCACCACCCTGCTGCACCTGCTGCATGGCCGCCTCGGCCTGCTGCTGCTTCGCCTGGGCCTCGCGCTCCTGCTGCACCTGATCCTCCGGCTTGATCCAACCGGACGGCCAGCCGAGGCCGCGCAGGGACTCGCGGGTGGCTTTGTTGAGGTCCACGTTCTGTGGAACGGTCGGGTCGAACGCCGCGGCGCCCTGCATGAGCTGAAGGCCGGTGCCGAGCTGCTGGGCCTTCACCTCTTCCGCTGCCTGCCTAAGCGGCGACTTGTACGTGAAGGCCAGTTCCCGCCCGCGCAGGACCGCGGGGATTTCCTCGCGAGGCCCGAAGAGATCGGTCTGGAAGCCGATGGCGATGGACTTCTCCAGCACCCGCCCGTTGTACTCGGTCTCCAAGGGGCCGAAGAGCGGGGTCGCAGCGCGCGCGAACTCCTCCATCCGCTTCTGCACCTCGAACGCCGTCATGTCCTTGAACTCGGGCAGCGTCAGCTTGTTGAGGTAGAAGAGGTCTTTCATCATCGCCATGTGGCGGTCGTAGAACTCCTTGGCCGGCTCGAACGCCTGGGTCTCGAACAGCGGCTCCACCACCTTGCCGGTCCGGTCGTCATAGTCCGGGTCCACATAGGTGACGCCGCCGGCATAGACGTTGACCCCGCCCCTCAGCTTCTCCCCGCGGGCGACCAGCGGCGGGTCCACGCCCTTCTCCGCCGATTCCAGCATGGAGAGCGTCATGCGCTGGAGAAGCCGGGCATCAGGCAGACCGATGATGGTCGGCGGCGCGAAGGCATACGGGGACAGGGTCGAGAGCCGCCAGCGCACGATCACATAGGGATTGATGCGCAGCGGGGTCTCCCGCATGACGTGCTCGTGGGCCTTGTCCACCACGATCTGCATGAAGGGGAAGGCCTCGCGGCGCCGCGCCTTCGCGTTCTCGCTCTCCCCGGTATAGGCGTAGTCCCACACCTCCACCGGCACGACGACGGAGAAGCACGGCACGTCGCCGTAGGGGTTCTTCTCCATCATCTCCGCGACCTTGTCGCAGACGTTCTGCCGGCCGAATTCCTGCAAGAGGCCGCGCGCCGTGCCCTTGAAGCGGCGCGCCACCGTGTCCACCTCGCGCAGGGCGTTCTCTGCCCAGGCCACATCCCTCAGGTGCCAGTTCTGGAGCAGGAAGCCGACGCCCGTCGGATGGCGCTCCACCGTGAGCACCGCGTTGCCAAACGCGACGAAGTCGTGGTCCGCCGCCGTGGTGGCGCGCATGAACAGCGCCTTGGGATCCTCCAGCGCCCGCCAAAGCCTCAGGCCGCTGCGCTCCAGCCACGGCGCGGCGGAGTCGTCCTGATCGATCTCCTCCCGGCCGGAGGACATGCCGAACCACTTCTGGCCCGGCGGGCGGAGCATCGCCTGGATCGAAGACGCCAGCTCCTCCCGCAGCTTCACCGGGTAGGAGCTCATGAGGTGGTCGGCGAACTCGGCGCCCGGCGTGCGCTGGAGCGTGAACTCCGCGCGCTCGGGATAGAACTGGTCCGCGATCTGCTGCCACAGGCTCTCCATGGTGGCGCGGTTCGAGAAGAGACGGTCACCCAGCTCGATCACCACCTTCGCCTTGTCCGAAGGGGTGCGTTCGTCCTTCCAGCGCTGCCTCATGCCGGCACCTCGATCACGGAATAGGTGGAGGGGCCGAGCACGCCGCCGGCGCGCCGCATCACGTAGACCGCGACGTAGCCGGCGAGCTGGCCATAAGCCGCCTGCTGCGCGGACTCTGTGAACGTGAAGGCGGGCCCGGTGACCTCGCTGTAGGAGAGGCGCGCCCCGGTGGTGACGGAAATGTTGATGACCGCGAAGCCCTCGCCCGCCCCGCCGTCCCAGCTCACCGTGATGTCGTCGTTCGCCTCGCGGGCGGCACCGATGCCCGATGGCGGCGCCATCAGCGTCCATGCGGGCGGCGCGCCGGAGCGGTCCAGCGTTTCCGCCACGGCTTCCGCCAGCTCCGCAGCCGTCGTCTGGTAGACTGGAGCGAGATAGTGGATGCGGCCAGGGCCAGGCATCTCCACCACGTAATTGTGCCAGTCCTCGGCGCCGGGCACCCAGGAGCCGATCCGCATGTTCGCGTCCGCGGCGGCGACGGCAAGCTGGACGTCGCGATAGGCCTTATAGGTGGCACCGATGGGCTCCGGCGGCGGCTCGCCGGCCCCGTAGAAGGCGCGGCCCAGCGTCTGGATCCAGATCGGCAGCGCTGCGTTCCCCAGCCCCGCCCTCAGGTCGGAGAAGATCCGCTCCATGGCGGTGCGGAAGCGCGTCGCGTCCGAATGGCGGGTGGTCTCGAACTCGGAGGTGGCGGAGGCGTCGTTCTCGCCCTGCGCCCAGATGATGGCGGAGACGGGCACCCCGAGCCCCGTGCCGATGGCGATCGCCTGCGACAGGCGCGGGCCGCTGATGCCGGCGTCGAGGTCCCACCAATAGTTCGTCCCGGACGAGGGATTGTCGTCGGCCCAGCGATCTGCCGCGGAGGAGCCCCAGGCGGCCTGCACCGGGATCACCTCCACGTTGCTCAGGCCCAGCGCTGCGGCGAGCGCCCGCCGGAATGCCGCGGCGGAGCCCTGCGCCAGCGTCGCACCCGACAGCGTGGTGAAGTGGCCGAGGGCGTTCGATTGCCCGCAGAACATCACCGCCCGCTTCACGATGGCGGCGTTGTTGATGGGCACCGCTCCCGAAAGGCCCGCCGCCGCCTCGCCGTTGGTGGCGACCCGCCACACCAGAAAGGTGGGGGCAAAGCCGAAGTCGTCGGCGGAGAGCTCGACGGGATAGTCGAACCGCACCCGCCCCTCGACCACCGTCGGCGTGTCGATCTCCACCGTGCGTACCGCCGCGCCGGTGGAGGGATCATAGATCGTGAGCGTGTAGCTCACCTCCGCCGGGTCCTCGCCATTCGGACTCCAGGAGAAACGCACATCGCCGAAGCTGTTGCCCACCATCTGGAGGTCGGCCGGCGGCTTGCGGATATCGTCGAAGTCGCCGGGATCCTCATAGGGCGGGACGGGATTGCCGCCCGTGCCCGGCGCCGGGATGAAGGAGAAGCCGCCCGAACGGATCGGCCCGCCCTCATAGTCGGCGCACCCGCAGGAGCAGGACTCGGTCTCCGCGGATGCCTGCCACACGAAGCCGTCCCGCCACACCTGCGGCCGGGCCCACACATAGGTCTCCGCCACGCCCCACTGGAATCCGTCGTTCAAGGCCTGATCGATCCGCGGCCAGATGGTGTCGGCGGTGTCGGCCAGAAGGTTGAAGCCGCCGAAGAAGTGGAGGCGGTCGAGGCTGTAGCCGAGCTTGCCCATTCCCGCGGCGAGCGTGCCAGAATGCAGCGTCCACTCCCCGGTGATGACCCAGTCGTAATCCTCGAGCTGGACGATGTCCCAGGCCGGCGAGCGCCAGGCGCGATAGGGGAAGTTCAGCACCTCTAGGATGGGCGCGGCCGGGTTCAGCACCTGCGGGGTGAAGATGAGGATCAGGCTCGTGGCGTCGGGGTGCGCCGCCTTCACGTGGTCCCTGAGGTAGAGCGTCGAGGCGCCGAGCTTGTCGCGGAGCCATGAGAGATAGGGCCCATGCGGGCCGACGGGATCGAAGGACGACTGGAGGAACGGCGTCGGCACCGCGAACCCGGTCTCGGTGGTGAAGAGCGCCCGCGTGCCGGCGTCGTAAATGCAGGGCGAGCCGTCGGTATAGGTCCCGTCCCACCACCAGGGCTCGCCCACCTGGAAGAACAGGGGCGCGCCCATGGCTTTCAGCGTGTCCATGCACCAGCCGAAGATGGCGGTGAGATAGTCGAGGCCCGCGGTGTTCGTGGGGGCGATCAGCGTCGAGGGCGGTTCCCAGCCTGTCTGGGCCGGTGCGTCGTTCCACCCCCGCTGCATCCAGGCCGAGGGGCACACGCTCTTCAGAATCTCGTAGGAGAGCGAGACCACGATGCGGAAGCCGGTGCCGGCGAGCCGCATGAACAGATCGGTGAGCCAGGCCCGGGTGGGCGCGTTGAGCACGGGCTTCGCCGGATCGACGATGAACCGCCCCTCCCCCGCGTCCCAGCTCACCTGGTGCATGTGGGTGATGCCCAGATAGAGGACATACCAGCCCCGGTAGCCGAGGCGCCGGACGCCATCCACGATCCGCTGCGGCGTCAGGTGGTACGCGTCGTCGAGACCGTCAGCGATGCGGAGGCCATGGGCCGGCTGGGGCGCGGTGCACACGCCGAGGCTGGTCCGGGAGCCGGTGCAGAAGATGTTGTAGAGCTCCAGCGTCGCCTCCACCTCCTCGATGGGGAGCCGCGCCGCATTGTCCTCCAGCGGTACATAGGCCGGCGGGATGACGCCGATGAAGAACCGCTTGATGTTGTGCCAGGGGATCGTCACCGCCTCCGCGGGCAGGTTGAAGCCGCCCTGCACGCTGGAGAAGTCGAGGAGCACGCGCCCGTTCAGCGGTGTGCCGGCGATCCGGTAGTTCTCCAGGCGGACGTAATAGGGCGTCTCCGCTTCATTGTTCTCGATGGCGGTGAGCACCAGCCCGCGGTCATGATCGAGCGGCAGGAGGTTGGTCAGCCGGAAATCGAACCGGAGGACGCAGCCGCGATAGTCGGTGTCGGTGGCGTAGCGATAGAGCTGGTGGCTCTCCGCATCGACGCTGTGCCAGATCAGGCCCACCAGGTCCTTGTCGGTCCTGAAGGTGCAGGAGAGCTTCAGCGCCCTGTCGCCGGCCGTCACGAGGGAGGCGGCGCACTGGATGTTGAAGTCGATCTGCCAATAGGCCGGGTCAAAGCGCAGGATGCTGCCGTCCTGCGGTCCCGGGGCCTTGGCGAGGAGGCTCATCAGGCGGTGCCCGACGCCTTGGTGGCGGTGTAGGGGCCGGTGCCGGGCGTGGCGATGGTGCCCTCCGACAGCGTCTTGCCGCGCTTGCTGGACGAGGTGGCGAGGGTGTCCTGCACCCGGCGGCGGCGCGCCTCCACGATGGAGGGATCCTCGCTGTCCGGCATGCGCTGGGGCGGCGGCGGATCGGGCACCTTGGTGTCAAAGCAAAAGCGGGCCATCAGCCGTGTTTCCTCTTGATGTGGGCATAGCCCCGGTTGGCGGTGGTCTCCTGACCGCGGGGCGTGATGCCCCATTCCCGGTTGCGGGCGGCGACGGCCTCGGCGGAGGCGCGCTCGCCCTCGGACCAGGCCATGACGACGGCGTCGCCCTTGTCCGGCGAGCGGCCGATGCGCTCCTTGATGTCTTCCTTCGGCTCCACCTTGATGCCGGAGCGCGTCAGCTCGAACCGCGCTGCGCACAGGTCGGCCCGAAGCTCATCGTCCGGCGGGAGCACCACATGGGAGCCGCCGGGCTGGGCGGGATCGAGCGCCTCGCGCAGCCGCCAGATGGCCTCGGCGCGCTTGTTGAAGAAAGCGAGGTTCGCGGCGTCCTTTGTGCGCGCGGTGCTGGGGGCCGAGCCGTTGAAGCCCACCACGGTGAAGCCGTTGCTCTTGAGCATGTTGGTGGGAAGGCCGCCGTAGCCGCCGCCCATGTCCATCACCACCGGGCAGCGGTCACGCATGACGGCGGCCACCTCGCGCACCACCGCCGAGGCGTCATCCACCCGGATGCCCTTCACCTCCACCAGCGGCACGTAATAGCCGCCATACCGGGGCGAGAGGATGCAGCGGTCCCGCCCGCCGCCGTTGGGGTCGCAGGCGATCACCGTCATGGGGATCAGCCCGAACGGGGTGTCCGGCGTCCACCGCTGCTGCGCCTCCATGACCCAGCGCGTGGGGATCACCTGGTTCTCGTCGTCCTTCAGGGAGACGTCGAACCGGCCTTCAAGATAGGCGGAGCGGTAGGGCTCCGGCATGGCGGCGAGCGTATTCTGATAGCCCGCGTCGATCATGTCCGGATTGTCGGCCACCCCGGAGCGGATGAAGGTGCGGGACCGCGCCAGCACCGGCTCGCCCGTCGCAGGGTTGATGACCGGCTGTCCCGTCTTCGGGTGGTAGACCGGGCCCGGCCCCCACACCTCCGTGTCCTCGCCGTCGATGATGGCGTACCAGCGCAGCTCGCCGGGCTTGGCGGGGCGCGGGTGGCGCGGATCGAGCCACGGCCCCCACCGGCGGATGATCCAGTAGCCCTCCACCGTCGTGGGCGGATTGCCGGCGGAGACGACGCGGCAGCGCTGGCCCACCTTGGAGGTGCGGTTCCAGCCGGTCACGAAGGTGTACTGGCTCTCCGTGAAGTCGGGCAGCTCGTCGAAGCCGATCAGGTCGAACGGCCGGCCCTTGAACGCCTGCTTGTCGTTCTCCTGCGCCATGGCCGCAAACTGCACGATGCGCTCGGGCAGGCGGAAGATGGGCGGCGGGGACCGGTTGAGCCCGTTGGTGTGGCCGACGATCTGGCCGGAGCGGTCCACGAGAGCGCCCAGGTCCGTGTACTGGCGGCGGTAGATGATGGACCGCTCGTGCTGGGTGAGGGCGAGCCCCAGGAGGAGGTCGCTCTTCCCCCCGCCGGCCGCCCCGCCATAGAACAGTTCGTCCGCCGGGCTGTTCTGGGCGGCGAGCTGGGGCCCGAAGTTCGGCACCCACAGATCCGGCACCGCGGCGCGCACCTGCGCCTGAAGGCGGGCGAGCTCCTCGGGCGGAAGCCCATCGAGCATGTGCCGAACTTCGGCGAGGTCAGGCACCCGTGAGCCTCACCACGTCGATGCCGCCGCCGAGGCCAGCGCCGAGCATGCACGCTGCCTGTACCGCCTGGATGGCGTCGGCGCCGACGGCCATGGCGCCCATGGCGTAGGGCTCACCCCCGCCAACGGCGAAATATTCCCCGGTCACTTCGACCGGGAAGCCGTGGCCGTCGAAATAGTGCACCCTCCCCGTCGGCGAGACGAAGATCGCGTCCATGTCGGCGAGGTTGCCGCGGGGCGGCACGAACTCGTCCCCCATGTGCAGCATGGCCTCCGCCCACTCGCGGACGCCTGCCATCGCCGACAGGTGCCCGCAGGCCCCGACCAGCCAGCCGGCGGAGGTGCGCGTGATCTTGGCCACGCCCCCGGCCAGCATGCCACTGTTCGCGGTGACGGCGCGGTCGGCCGCCATCACCCCGTCTCGATAGGCGATGACCGTCATGGTCAGGCCGCCGCGATGGTGGCGCCGGTGTCCACGCGCTTCCAGTTGGCCCCGTCCGAATAGGCGACGATGGGCGCACCGGCGGCGCCGTTGGTCACGAAGATCATCGTGCCGGCGCCGGAGGCGGCAGCCGAGGGCGCTCCGGCCACGTCATAGGAGGGAAGCACCGGCGAGTCGTTGTAGGCCAGCGGCTGCGGCACACCGTCAAGGACCAGGCGCGTGGGCTGGGAGCGGGTGACACCGAGCTTGCGCCCGTGGATCGAGAGATAATCGTCGTAGGACATCGGACCCTCGCTTGTTGCTGGTTGCTGTGGGCACAAAAAAGCCCGCGCGAGGCGGGCGGTATGACCCCGAATTTTCCGGGGGTAAGGCGATTACGCGTGACGCATCAGGCGGCTACGTCCCCACCTTTTCCTTGGTGCCGTCCCAGACGAACTCTCCATCCTCGCCGACCGGAAAGTGGGTGCGACAGCCGGCGCAGAACGTGCCGGAATAAAAGTCGGGCTCACGCGCGTACGTTTCGGCGAGGGCCTGACCCATCGTGGTGGCGGTCCCGCACTTCAGATGGATGTACGTTCGGCGGACCGGGCGCACGAAGCCCTTGGCCCGCTCCTCTTCAGACAGGACCACATAGGCCTTCTGCATCCCGGTGCTGGGATCGATATGGCGATGGTCGGCCGTCACCGGGCTCCCATCGGTTAGCGTCACCTTGGGCTGCTCATCCACGACATCTCTCCTCTGGGATCACTTACCTTCCCGCAGCATGTGCAGGATGCGCCGGGCAAGGTCGTTGCGGCTCATGTCCGCCACCTCGATGGGCCCGCCTTCCCGGCCTGTGTGCTGGATGGACTGAAGCTTCGGGTGCACGTAGGGCGCGGCAGCGCGGGCGGCATCGTCCGCTTCCCGCATGTGGCGCTCCGCACCGGTGGTATCCTTCTTCTTCAGAGCCGCCTCTGCCTGCGCATCGTGGTAGCGCATGCGCCGCAGAAGGACATCGAGCGGGGTGGCGCCTGATGCGGCCACTTCTGCCTGCCGGCGCTGGCTGGCTCTATTGGGCACGCCCTTCTTGCGCCCACCGCGCCGCTCGCCGGGTTTGCTTCCACGCGCCATTGCTATTTTCGCTACTTTTGCAACTCAGCCGATGAAGCGACGGGGGATCGGCGTGCTGATCGTCGCCACCGTCATAGCCGCCTTCACGGGCACGTCCGTCTTCGAGACGGTGCTGACATGGACATCCCCGGTGAGCAGGATGCGCAGCCGGTCACGCCAATCGAAATGGATGCGGGTCTCGGTGATAATCGCCCCGACAGCATAGGTGGGGAACGCTTCGTCATCCGGGCTCCAGCGCGCCTTCATGCCGAAGCCCATGGCGCGATAGATGCGCTCCGCGACAGATTGCCGGCGAACGGCATAGCCAGCCTCCACGATCATCGCTCGCTCCTCAGCCCATTGGCCTCGGTGAGGCTCCCCGCTGCGATCTGCCGCCGACGACGGGCGCATTCCCTGTCCCGGCAATAGCGGGGCTTCCCACCGCCACGGAACAGACGCTGCAGCTTGGATGGGGACACCCGGGGACGCGCGGTGCCGAGCACGGCCTTCTCCGGCGCAATGGAGCGGCTCATGGACTGCGGAACAGCGAGCGCAGCGGCAGCAGCGAGAGCCATGCCGATGCCCCCGCCGAGGATGGCGGCTGGGCGCATTGTCGTCTCCTGAGGGATGGATAGAAGCGAGGCGTAGGGATCGAACCGACGCTCATGGCCTGACGGTTGTTACAGGCGCCGCCGTTCAGGGGGAGGCTGACCAAGCCCTCGCACGAGTAGAAGCCCCGCCGCCGCGAAAGAGGGAGCAAACTCGGCGGCGGGGCTATGCGTCTGATCCGTCCCCGGAGGTCGACGCAAGAGCGATTCATGGAGAATGCCTAGAACGAATCACGAACTGAGTCCGAGGTCAATATTCGTGATGGGAGGGCACTGGAATATTCGCAGCGCTGATGATCAACCCGCCTCTCGCTCCATTTCCTCGAGCATTGCGGCACAGACATCGAGCAGCCGGTCACGCTGGCGGCCACCGCGCCCATAGAAGCTCACGACACGGTTCAGGATGCGCTTCAGATCCGCACTCGCCACCACATTCTCCGGGCCGCCGCGTCGATGCAGCTCGGCGGGTCCCACCCCCCTGATCACCATGATGACGAGGATGGTCCAATCACGGGGGCCCAGCATCTCCTCCAGCCGCCGCAAGCGGTCCTGCGCCTCCACGCGCGCGAGATGCTCCCGGCTCCCATGCCCTCCGCCGGACACCGCCGGCTCGAACCCACGGCAGCGGAGCGAGCGCAGCGCTGTCTCCCAATCCTGGTGGAAATCCTGTGCCGCACGCTGCTGCTGCACCTCAAGGCCGCGAAGGGACACGCCCTTCACTTCGACCTTCCGGAGAATGCCGTCACCGTCCAGGACCGTCTCCTGCTTCGGCCGAGCCTTGGCCCGGGCCTTCCGCTCCACCTTGCTCGGCTTGGCCGGCTTGGTGTGGCCGGTGAGATTGAGCGGGTCGCCGGCCTTGCGCTTGGTGGTCTCGGCGCACTCCACCTTGGCGCGCTGGGCGACGAAAGCCCTCGCCCACTCGGTATCCCGGCCGGCATCCCAGTCCTGGGCGCCGTACATCATGGCGCGCGCATGCTCCCGCTCCAGGTCGTGGGCGAGCGAGCGCTCATAGCCCTTGCGGGCGCGGGCGAGGCGGGCGGCGGCGATGAGCTTCTCTGCGCGGGTCATGTCAGCTCCTCGAAACGGGTGAGCTTGCCGATCCAATTCAGGGTCCGCTCCTCAAACGGCTTGCGCCGCCGGTGCTTAAGCGAGATCACCTGGGCCTTGCCGGCGCAGAGGGCGAGCTGGGTTTCCCAGTTGCCGTGCTTCTCGGCGCCGGCGTCCTTGTGCGGCCGGTTCTGGCGCAGCCAGCTCTCCTTGCGCCAGACGGCCAGCACGATGTCCCCGTCCCGCTCGATGGACGGAGCGTCGGCATCGTTGATCTGCGGCGTGGGATCGTCCCGCCGCTGGGCGCCTCGGGTGCGTTGGGCCAGCACCAGCACGGGCACCATGAGATCCTTCGCAAGGACCTTCAGGTCGCCGGTGATCTCCGCCAGGCGCTCGAAGCGGTCCTTGTGCCGGGCCTCCGACTTGATCTTGTCGAGCTGGTCGATGATGAGCATGCCCAGCCCACGGGTGCGCTTCAGCGCGATGCAGTGGGCCCTGATCTGGCGGATGGTCATGCGGGAATCGTCCAGCACCATCATGTCGGGGCCGGCAAGCCACTGCTGCGCCTGGAGCATGGCGTCCCTCTGGGCGAAATCGAACGCCCCCTCCTGAATATCGCCCACCGTGATGCCGGAGGCGGCGGCAAGCTCCCGGGCGGCCACCTGCTCCGCGGTCATCTCCATCTGGCAGAGGAGGACCGGACGGGACATGGCGACGTGCATCCCCACCTGCATGGCGAGGGCCGATTTGCCGTCGCCCTGCGACCCGACGAGGAAGATCAGGTCGCCGGCTCCCATGCGCCCTACGATCTCATCGAGGCTGGGCAGGCCCGTGCCGAAGCCGGGCATCACGTCCCGCTCGTTCGCCATGCGTGCTGCGCCAGCGACGCTCTGTGCGAGGTCGCCGATCCGCTGCGGCCGCTTGGGGCTCGCCACCTGCATCACATCCAGGATGGCCGCGCTCGCCTCGGACGCGAGGTCCATCGCCCCCTTCTCGCCGGCCTTCACCCCCTTCAGCACGCTCTCGGCGAGGTGGATGAGCTGCCGGCGCGCCGCCGCCTCGGCGATGTCCGGCACGAAGTCCTCGACCGAGCCCACGTCCTCCGCGTCCTTCAGGAGGACCGCGAGATAGCTCATCAGGGACCGCCCCTCTTCGTCCTCCGCAGGAAGGCGAGAGGCGACGAGAGACAGGGACAGCCGCCCCTCGGTGCAGATGTCGCGGATGACCGAGAACACCTGCTGGTGGAGCGGGAGGAAGAACTGGTCCGCACGGAGCCGATCCGCGACACCCCAGAAGGCGGTGTCGCTCTTCAGGCAAGCGCCAAGGACCGCGCGTTCGGCGGCGAGGTTGTGGGGAAGCTCACGGCGAGACATGATGCCGCCTGACAACGCCGTGCAGTTGGAAGGGGGCCGAATGATGCCGACCCATGTCGTAGAAAAATGGGTTCACACCCCTGGTCAAGCTGGCTTTTCGAAGGTCGAAGAGCGAGAATTTTCGACCGAATTTGCCGCCCTTGACTATATTTCTCACGAAATATCCAAATCGCATTTTGCAAAATACGAAGACGACCATAAGTGGATTGTTTGCTCCGATGGACCGATTCAAACGGCATTTATCTGCAATGGCGTGGACATTGAACCGCTGGCCCGGTGACAATCCAAACCAGAACTTAATCTTCTGCGTTGCGGCCCTAACCACATGAGCACGAATAACATCGAGCCCTTGGCCCGCGCGATCTGCGAACGGCAGTTGCGCGCCGGCGGCGCTGTGCCCGAAGGCGAGATGGCGGCCGCCATTGACCGGCTCTGGCACGTCGTCGCTTCGCAGATCGAGGCCGGGCTCATCGATGACGACGCCCGCGAGGTGACGCACACCTTGGACGCCGGGCTGGAGGCATACCGAGACTGGCACCGTCGTCACCCTGTGGGATAAGCGGCGTGGCGCGTTGAGCGAGGTGAGGACGAGGTCGTTCATACGCCTTCCACCCCTTTAACGGCTCCTTTACCGCCCCGCGCGAAGCTCCGCTTAAATTGCAGGAGGTCGAGGACGTGAACCAAAAAGTGCAGGCGCCGCGTCAGGGCTTCGTCCTCGCAGGGGCAATCCTGGCGATGATCGCCGCCACCATCGCAGCCGCCGGCCACGAGATCGGACTGGCTGAGGTAATGGTCGGCCTCGCAACGGCGATCCTGCAGTTCGGACGGTAGCGGCGCGCTCACTCTGCGGCCTCCGCGAGCGCGGGCCGCACGTTCAGCTCGGCGAGCAGCTGGATCATGCGCGGCGGCACGCTATTGCCGACCAGGTGGTATTTCTGGGTCTTGGTCAGGCGACGGGCCTCGCCGTCGATCGTGACTTCATCCGGCAGCGCTCCCGGCTTGAAGCCGTGGGCGGCGGCCCCCTCCTCCGGCTCCAGCATGCGGGTACCGATGTCGTCGATGACGTAGGTCTCGCCGCGAACCTTCACCTCCACCAGCCCATACCGCGCCTTGCTGGTGAGCGCGCCGAGCGGGCTCTGCACGTCGTCGTCGGTCTTCCCGTTGCTGTAATAGTGCTGGAGGAACGGCAGGATGAGGTGGGCGTGGCTCTTCGCCGACACCGCCGCGAGCGGCTCGCGGGCATCCCGCGCGCTGGTGCTGCGCCCACGCATCTCGCCGAGCATCGCCGCCACGACGCCCGTCTTGGTCTGGCCCTCCGTCGTGATGGTGGGGACGGGATCACGGGCATCCCGTGAGAGGCCCATGCCGAACTGACGCGTGAGGCTGATAGCGGCGACACCCTGCTGCGCGCCGCTGCTGGTGATCGTCGGCACGGGATCGGCCAAGTCCTTCCCCGGCTGCCCCGGGTGGCTCCCTGCGGTGTGCTGTTGCAGAAAGGCCGCCACCATGTAGGGCCGCGCGCCGCCAGCGGTGAGCGTGCGCACGGGATCATCGGCACCCGCGTGCGGCACGTCGCTGTTCCGCATCATCTGCAGGTGAGGGACCGCCACGGAAAGCTCGCCGCGATGCGCCGTGGTGAGCGTGCGCAACGGCTCGTCCACCGAATGGACGCGGATCCCACCGGCATGCGTGATCGGCACGATGAACGGAGAAGCCTCCTCCAGCACCCGCTTGACCACGCCGTGGGCGATGCGCCGGTGGCTGGCGTCGGCCAGCGCCTTCGGCCGGTCAAAGATGCTCTTCACCGGCAGCGACCAGTCGATGATGGTGTGGGCGCCGACCCAAGGCTTAAGGCCCAGCCGTTTGGCGTCCTTGCGCGGCGCGTGGGTCCGCTCCGGCCAGACGATCGGGCGGCCGTCGGCTTGGGCCACGCCGAAGAGGCGTTTGCGGATGGTGGGCACGCCATAGTCGGCGCAGACGAGAACGCGGTAATCGAAGCTGTAGCCGAGGCCGCGCAGGTGCTTCAGCCAGGCGCGCCAGATGCGGCCCTTGTGTTTCGGATCCGGGATCAGCCACTGCTCTTGCACTGGCACCCGCTCGCCCTTGGCCGCCACCGTCCCGTCGAGGCGCAGCACGCGGCCGGTCGCTGGGTCACGTTTCGCAACGAGCGGCCCCCAAGTGGTGATCTCCTGCACGTTCTCCAGCGTGATGGTCTCGGGACGCACCGTGCCCGCCCACCGGCAGATGACCCACGCGAGCGACCGCCGGCGCGGCGAGACCGGCTTGCTTCCCTTCGCCACAGAGAAGTGGGTGCAGTCGGGAGAGGCATGGAGCGCGCGCACACCACGGCCGCGGGCGACCTCCCGCGGACAAGCCTCGAACACATCGCAGCGCAGGTGGCGCGTGTGCGGGTGACGGCGCTCATGGACCGCGACGGCCACCGGGTCATGGTTGATGGCCACGTGGACGTGGAAGCCGGCATCCTCCAGCCCATCGCACCCGCCGCCCATGCCGGCGAATAGGACCACCGTGATGCGGTTGTCGAGAAGAAAGGGTGCGTTCACGTTGCCCCCCGAACCGCGTTCCACACGTCCAGGAAGTCGCTGTTGAACGGCGGCTGGTTGATCACGGTGGGAATGCCGGCCGGCGCGAGCCGATCCCGCAGTTTCCACGCAGCTGCGATGCCCGGCGCCGTGCCGATGGAGCCGTCATCCAGCCGGCGCGGAAGGTCGCCATCGGGATAGAGCCGCAGGCGCTGCACCTCGATGGGCGGCTCGAAGGTCATCATCCCCGAGGTGGAGAGCATGGCCCATACGGGGTGCCGGTAGCCTTCCAGGCTCCAGGCCGCCAAGGCAGTCTCCAGCCCCTCCCCGCCCCCGATCATGTCAGCGAGGCCGCCGATGCGCACCGCGCCGCCGCGGGCCGGGCCGAACCCCACCTTCGGGTTCTCGACAGGCGCCTTGCCGGCGGTCTCCGGGTTGAGGAAGATGCGCCACACCGCGATGGTGTCGCCGGCCATGTCCTGCACCCGGGCGACAAGGCAGGGGAACACGCGGCCGTCGCGCACCTTGCGCCCATCCTGCCATTGCGCCTCGAGCTCGTACTCGAGCCCAGTGTGGAAACCGAGCACGTCCGGCCAGCCTACGGGCGGCGTGGGGATGCCGCGGCCGTGCAGGTAGCGCTCCGCCAGCGTGCCGGCGATGGGCACGCACTGGGCCCACATCTCCCCGGCCGTCTCCGCGCGGCGGGCGCGGCGCTGTTCCTCCTTCCGCACGGACTGCGCCCGGCGCTCCTCGCTCTCCTGGCGAGCACGGGCCACGGCCTCGTGGTCCACCTGCCCCCGGATGCCGAGGAAAGCGCGCGCCTCCTCGAACGCCCGGCGGAAGTCCTCCCGGCCGGGCTCGCCGATTGTCCCGTTCATCAGATAGGCGAGCAGCTTGATCGGCCCGCCGCCGATCTGCTGGGAGAAGCGGTAGAACTGGCCCCGGTGCTGGCCCTGGAGGTTCACCTGGAAGCTGCCCAGGTTCTTCGGCCCCTTGGCGCTCAGGTAAGCCTTGCCACGGTGCTCGATCCAGCCGGGCGCATAGGTGTCGAGCACCTGCTCGATGCGCTTCGTCAGCTCGCCGGCGATATGGTCGGAGTCGTCTTCCCTCATGACAACGCCCTCACCTTTGCCTTGTCCTCGTTGGTCAGAAACCAGCCCTGACCCCACCGCGTCCGGATCGCGACCCCATGTGGCGCCAGCGCGCGCCGCAACTTCATGACGAACAGGTCGATGATCTTGTCTCCCGGTGGGTCCTCCACCGCGAGGCTGTAGAGCGCGGTCATCAGCTCGGGCCGGCTCGCGATGGGCCGTGCCATCAGAACCGACAGCACCTGCGCCTGCTTCCTCGTGAGGCCGATGCAGAAGGGCACCTCCTGCCTCAGAAGGATGCCCTCCAACTCCTCGACCCTCAGCCGGAGGAGATCGTTCTCCTCCCGCAGCCGCTCCAGCTCTGTCGCCATGGCCTGCTCATTCCGCTGCCGCGAAGAGCCCGTGCTTCATCGGGTCCACCAGCCCGCGCAGGTGCCAGACGACACCCACCGCATCGGCGGCGTCGGCGTTCTTCACCTCCACCCCGATCCGGCCGCACTGGGCCTTCGCCTGGGCCTTGAGCCACGCGGAGCCGTCCGTGGTGCCCTTGGGCGCCTTGGAGAAGCCGAGGAAGCTCTTGCGCCATGCGTCCTGTGAGAAGACGTGCACCGGGATGTTGAGGCGGGCGCACAGCTCGCACGCCTCTCCCACGAAGCTGTAGATGCGGAAGATGGTGGCCATGGTGGTGCCGCCCTTCTCCTCATAGCGGATCGCGGTGCCGGCCCACTCGGTGTTCCGGTCCACGATTGGCTTGCGATAGGTGACGTTCGGGGGGAGCGGCTTCTCGATCCCCACCGCCTCGATGGCCTCCGCGACCAGCAGCGGCCGCAGCCAATCCCGGAACTCGCGCGCGAGCCGGCCTTCATAGGCGAAGTCCACCTCGCCGGGGCCGAGGCCGAACGGCCGCTTCTCCTTCGGGCGGAAGCTCAGGGCGCGGACCTCCTCGCCGAGGATGAGGCCCACGCCAGTGTTGGTCGCGATATCCAGGCCGGCGATGCGCATGTCAGGCCACCGATTCCGGGGCCGCAGCTTCCCAATCCTTGTCGGACTGGCCCGCGGGCAGCGCATCGTCGAAGGGATCGGTGGCCGGAACGTCCGCCTTTGCCTTGGGAGGCTTGATGGCGTCCTTCATCAGGGAGCGGTTCACCTCCTGCCCGGCATCGTAGCCCTCCAGCCACTTGCGGAACTGGGAGGTGGCAGCGTCATAGGGCGCTCGGCGCTCCTTGCCGGCCATGCCGGCGCGCTTCCCCTCGCCGAAGGCACGCTCATCACCCGGGGTGCGGTCCTCATCAAAGAGGCTCGCCTGCATGCCGATCGGGAGGCCCTTCCACCTCGCGACGCGGGCCTTCCGGTCCATCGCCTCTTTGAACTTGGCCTCGCCTTCAGGGGTCTCCAGCTGGATCGCTAGCTTGATGTCATCCACGGCGCCGTCGCCCAGCTCCGATTTTGCGAGCTTGCAGGCGTTCTTGAAGTCCGCGTCGGCCTTCTTCTTCAGCGCGAGGAAGTGCTCGTACTTAGTCTTATGCTGCTCGAAGAGCGCCTGCTCCTGCTCGTCAGTGAGCTGGTTGTGGTTCGCTGGGGCCGGCGGCGACGCATTCGCGTTCGCAGGAATGACCTTCGGCTTGTTCTTCGATCCTTTGGGGCGTGCCATGGTGTGCTCCTCACGTTGCCTTGGTGGTGGGCCGGCGGAGCCAGCCGAATTCGGAGCGGGCCGGCGCCGGCGCGGTCAGGTCCCACACCAGCCAACACCAGTCGGACGAGCCGTTGCCGGCCTTCCCGCCATCGGCGAGGAAGGAGCCAGGCGGGCAGGACACGCGTGGCGTGATGACCCAGATGCGGTGCGGCGTATGCTCGGCGAAAAGCCCGGTCGCCCGATCAGCGCCAGCGAGGAAGCGCACATCCACGAAGGCCGCGACCTTGGCGCTCGCCTGCGCAATGGCGTGGCGAATGAAGGCCTCGGCGCCCTTCGCCCGGAAGAACGGCGGGTTCATCACGATGTTCGGATGCGGGCCATCGGCATCGCCCGCCAGAAAGTCCGCCTCGGCGACGAACCACGAGGGCTGCGGCCAGACCCGCTGGCGGATGTCCGAGCCATAGGCCTGCACGCCGCAATCAATGAGCGTGCGCACGATGTTGCCCTGACCACAGCAGGGATCGAACACACGCCCGGCAAAGCGCTCGACCGTGAGGAGAGCCTCGGTCGCGGCAGGGGGCTCGACGTACCAGTCCAACTGGTCCCGCTCCCAGACGTGGGCCTTCTTCTCGACGGCCGCGCTCATGCGCCCGCCCTCCCCCGCTGGACGCCCATCCACTCCAGGCGTCGCGCCATCGAGCTGAACCGCGCGATGCGCCGCTCGATGCGCTCCCGCTCCTCGGTGTCGAAGATATCCGTGCGCAGCAACTCGAACTGGTCGGCATACGCCGCGCGCCGGAAGTCTTCGGACGTCGCGAAGCCGGGCCGCGGCTCGAACCGGCTCGCCACCTTCTTGACTTCTTGGCTTTCAACCAGCCTCTGCGGCGCCATGGCTCTTTCCCCTCTTGTTCGCAGCGTCGCCAAGGTGCTGGTGAAGCTTCTCCAGGTCGGGAAGCAGGTGCTCCGCGTCCTTGCGGGCGAGCGCGCGGCGATCCCGGATGCAGGTCTTCAGCACCGTGCCGAGGGCGGAATGCATCCGCCGGAGTTCGTCGGCGGTCAGCATCAGCGCCCGCCGATCAGCGGTCCGGAAGGCCGCCCCAGAAAGCGGCCCACCAAGCCGCCTTGATCGATCGCCTCAGCGCCCGGTCCCGAAGCCTCGTCTTGGCGCTGACGGGCAAATGCCGCCTCAAGAGCAGCCACACGCTCAAGAACCTGGGCGAGTAGCTCATCAGTTTCGGCACGAAGCGCCTCCTCTTGCTCTTGCTTCGACCTGACGGTCTCGATTTCGTGGGCGTCGATGCGGCGGGCCTTGCCGTACCAGAGGTCGAACACCCGCCAGTAGGCGAGCCCGGTCCGGCGGGCGGCGCGGGAAATGCGCTCCTTGACGCTGCCGCCCGGCCCTGCGACGGCGCGGAGGCCGTCCTGCATTTCCTCGGCGAGGGCACTCATGCGCTGCTCCCAAGACTTTTGGGACATCTCCCAATTTCTCCGTGCTTGGATGGCTCCAGCACGGGGATGGACACAGGAGATGGATCGGTGAGGACGGGAGCGACACGGCGCGGTGCTTCCAGGCGGGCGCCGGGGTCGCGGGACACGGAAACAGGATCAGGTGTGAAGCGCCGGGCCGCTGCCATGGCGACCTTGGCGACGAGCAGCCACACGGTGGACTTGCGCGGATGGCCGGCAATGACGAACCCGCCCGCGCGGGCCGGAAGTCCGGTCACATCGCTGGCCGTCTCCATGGCCGCGACCTGATAATCGGAGACGTCATCGAGGCCCGAGATGTTGGTGACCGTTGCTTCTGCGATGGTCCGGGCCAGGCTCTTGTCGCCGCCGGGCCAAAGCTCGATGCGGACGGCGAGCATCACGCCACCTCGGACGTCGATGCACGGGACTTGCGAGTAGCTCGGCGTGCGGCCTGGAGGCTTTCCCAGGTCACACCTTGGATGCTCCTCTCGCTGGCGGCTTTTATGAGCCGATCCCAATATTCAATCGGGATCGACCCTCTGGCTTTCATGGTCCGGGCGTGACTGTCCGGGATGTCCAGGATCTCGGAGATCGCGGACACTCCGCCGAAGTCGGAGAAGATCTGCTCAAAGCCGCTCATGACATATCGCTACATCGTGTGGCGATTTCAGTCAATACAGCATGTGGCGCTCTAGGCGCTACATTCTGAGGCGATGGAAAAGGATCCGGTGAAGATCGCTCAGGGCAAGCGGCTGGCGGAAGCCAGGAAACTCGCGGGCTATCGCTCCGCGCGAGAGGCGGCGCTGGAGAACAACTGGCCGGAAAGCTCGTACCGCGCCCACGAGGGGGGCACCAGAACCATCGGCCAGAACGACGCCGAGCGGTATGCAAAGCGATTCGGGAACACCACCGCTGAACATATCCTTTTCGGTTCAGGAGGCATCGACGCGGCAGCGCCACCGGCGAAGTCCGCTATGCCCGAGCCGAATGCAACCTACCCGTTGCCAGTGACCTTCCCGCATAAGAAGCTGCCGGTTTATGGCCACGCGGCAGGCGGTATGGACGACGACGGCAAGTTCATTCTCAACGGGCAGAAAATCGCTGACGTCCTCTGCCCTCCTGCCCTCGAAAATGTCGTGGGTGCCTATGCGGTTTATCACACGGGCGATTCGATGCTCCCGCGCTATGAGCCCGGAGATCTGCTGACGATCCACCCAGGACTGCCCGTCAAGAAGGGCGATTACGTCCTGGTCCAGATCCGCGGCGAGGATGGCGACCCGCCCTACGGCTACGTGAAGCGGTTCGTCACCAAGAACGCAAAGGAGTTGGTCCTCGAGCAGTTAAACCCACCGGATGGCCAGAACCACACCCTCCGATTCCCGGCGGATCGCGTCCTGACGGTGCATCGGATTTTCTCATCTGGGATTGGTTGACTTCTCCCCACATTCCACAACCGCAGATTCGATTCGACTCGCGATACAGCTTCGGCAAATATGGGAACATAACGTGAACTTATTGGGGCGCGGCATGAGCGGCGAGCCGGGGGAAGTGTTGCTATCACAGGTTTTCTCAACGCTGGTCTTTTGCCGCGACTGTGGCCGCGGAGGCGTCCTGTTCGCCCACGAGTTGGGACGATGGCGGTTTCCCTTGGACGCAACCACAACCCATCTGCGGGATCGACTGTTCTGCCGCTCGTGCCGCGACAAGGGCCGGCCCGGCAAGAGGATGACGGTCGAGGCGTTCCCCGCCCCCGAAGGAGCCGTGGCATGATCGGAGCGACCACCATTCACGTCCTTCAAGCGTTCATCGAAGTGGACGGCTATGCCTGCGCTGAGGAGCCGATCCAATGCGTGTCCGCTTCGGACGCCCGCGCCAAAGCCCGCGCGCTTAAGGACAAGAAAGCGGGCGTCATCGCGTGGTCTCGAACTTCAGCCGATCCCTCTCTAGGAGAGTGGAGCGCTCCAGTCGTTCTCGCGAGATATGGCAAGATTCCAGATGAATTCGAGACTGGCGGAGGCGTGGACTGAGCGCTGAAATTGGAGACTATTGCTGGAATGAATTGGTTTTCTCATCCCAAACCTTAATTCCAATTTTGAGCGCTTCCGGATTAGACACGAAATTCATGTCCGATGCGGAGGCGCGGAACATTACCCTGAGAAATTCAAGATCGGTCCCTATCGTTTTCAGATAGTCGGCGACGTCGAGAACGGTCTTTTGGGTTTCGCGTTCCAGCTCCCTCATGTCGGCAGCAGTGTACGATTTGCCATCAGGGATCTGGCTTTCCCAAGAGTGGAAACCCAAAAGGCTGGTGGACGACTTCGTCCGCCAAGGCTTTCCGGCACCATCCTGCCCTGCCAGGAACGCGAGGGCGCACGCGCTTAGGCAAATCGCCCCGTTTCCCTCGATGACGGTTCGCACTCCGAGATCGTGGAATGCGAGGCCCAGGCGCATTCCCTCGTAGAGCCGGCCTCCCGGGGAATCCAGATAGACCGCCACCCGCGCTCTGGTAGGAACAGACGCGAGGTATTTCCGAAAGCGGGCCGCGTCACCAGGCTCAATCGTCCCTCGCGCCATTACAGCCGCGAGCTTTCCGCTATCGTTTTCGTGCTTGGAGAACTCCAACGCGACAGCGGGGCATACAGCCACAGATAGTGCTACGATTGCCGTGATGATCCGCATGGCACCTGCGCCGTTCTGGTCAGCGCATTCTACCGACGTTTCTCTGGCCCACAATCGATGCTGGGCGGGCGCAACGGGGGGCGGGAGATGAGGTGTTCAATGCGGCCGCAGCGCAGACGCAGATGCCAATGCCAAATACGTTAGAAATATACTTGTACGCAGCATTGGCAGCCACCCCGTTCTTCATTGGTGCTTTCTTTTCGGATAACAGAACCTTCTACAGGATAGGCATCGTTATCATCGTCATCGGTTGGGGCCTAATGCCGCGTTTTGCCTCAGATTTTTCTCCCCGCATCGCCATTGATTGTCACAAGTGGGGCCGTTTTTCAGATTGCTAGACTTGGAAAAAGACGTGGAATGAGCAGTGGACGACATCGAGAGAATTGAACTCGACGCTCTACTATCCGGCCTCGAAGAGGTGCTTGCGCGGCATCTGGCCAGAAGGCGAACGCATTGCCATCACATCAAGAATATCCATTGCGCGTATCTACTAACCTGAATCGTCAGTGACAAGAAGAACATGTTTATATTTCCCCTTTAAACGATATGTTCTTCTACTGGCTACGCTCAAACCTCCCAGCCATACCATCCCTTTAGAACATGCAGCGTCTCCCGGCGCGTGCGCGGCGCTGCGGCCTTCCGCCGGCGGACCATCAAGGGCCGGCCGGTCGTCGCACGAACCAGGTTCCGCTGCATGCTGGCCGAGGGGAGGCTTTGGACACCCCCACGTCTCGCATGCGAGCTGCGGCCCTATCGGGCGCTTCGCCGCAGCCTGCCGCCGTATTCGTCCGCAGTGCCCTGCGTCGGGGTCCGCCGCTTTGGTTCGGCGTGGATTGTGACCCGCTCCCTCTTTCACCCGGCGCCTCGGTAATCCGCCAAACGATTCCCCGCCTACTCAGCCGGGACCCTCCTCAGGGAATCGTTGCCGCCACTCATTTCTGCCTGCTCCTCGCAATGCAGCCCGAGATATCGGCGGAAGCGAACATACGTGTCGCTACAAAAAAACGCTACACCCTGTATTGACGCGTATCGCTACACGGCGTAGCGTCAGCACATCGAAGGGGAGCGGACACGATGACCACCCAGACCGAAATCAAGCACACACCGGGGCCGTGGAGCTTCAGCAAGTGCATGTGCGGGCACCCGGCGTGCCGTCAATTTGTCCTGAGCAATCAGGGTACCGTCGGATTTGCCGAGGAAGACGCCCGCCTGATGGCCGCCTCGCCCGAGATGCTGACGGCGGCAGACCGCGTGATGGATTACGCGACGCTGGACCGCATCATTGCCGATCGGTCGCGCCTCGATAACGAGGTCTTCGGCATCCGCATCGGCGACCTTCGCGCGCTGGCGACCGCCATCGCCAAGGCGAAGGGTGGTTGAGATGCACTCTCTCCTCACCCCACGCATGGAGATCGACCAGGAGGCCGTTGGCGCGCTGGCCAACGAGCGGTACCTCGCTTGGCGCGCCTCCTGGCAGAAGCGCTCTCCCGAGTGCCGCCCGAGCGACAAGGACCTCCTGCGTCAGGCCGGCACCTGGGCGCGGGCCACCGCTGAGGCGGCCCAGTCCCTCGCCGTGGAGCGCGACCGCCGCGCCCGGCTCACCGAGGCGGAGCGCGAGATTGAGGACCTCCTCGACTGGCGCGCCCGGATCAGCAACCCGCTCACGTGCCCGGACAGCCTCTTTCAGGCCTGCGGCAGCGATCGCCTGAACGCCGCACTGGCGCGGGTGGACGCCCGCCTTACTGCCCTCGCCGCCGACAGGAGCGCCGCATGAGCATTCCCTACACCGAGGAGGAACTGCGCTTTGCTCGGCGCTGGGCCGAAAGGAACATCGGCCTCGTTGCCGCCAACGTCCACGAAGGCGTGCGTTACGGCAACCACGCGGCCGAGGTGGCGCTGGTTGGCGCCTATCGGTCCCATCTGCCAGCGGTGGACCGTCTCGATGTCCGCACGAGCGCGCCTCTACCTGTTCATCGCTGCGAAGACCGGGAATGCGGGCTTTTCGGCCAGCCGACCTATCGCTCCTGCCGGTGCCACAAGACGCGCGAGCAGATGCTCGTCGAGCAGCGTGACGAGCTTTTCGAGGCCCTGAGCGGCCTTGTTCACGCGACGATGTTCAAGGACCACCCGGCGGAAAGCCAGCGTGCCCTCGACATCCTCGCCAGGGTGGAGGCCCGCTGACCATGGCCTTCCCGTTCCTCTCTCGCCTCTTCCGAGGCCGCAAGACAAGCGCCGCCATCGTGGCCGCGCCTGAGCCGCCGCGCCTTTCCGCATGCCCTGATCCGGGCGCGGCGGCTCCAACCCTTTCCCCCTTCGCCGAGGCGGTTCTCGCCGGCGCCGTAATCGCCACTCAGGCGGTGGCGGCGGGGCTCACCCTCTCAATGCTGCCAGGCCAGCTCTTCGTCGCGGCCGTCTCCGGCTGGAGCGCCCGATGATCGCTGTCCTCGCCACCTCGGCCGCTGCGCTTGGGCTCGCCATCGCGTTCGGCGTGCTGCTGGCGGACGCCTCGAACTGGATCAGGAGCCGGCGGCGCAATCGCCTCTGACCAACCCGCGGTCGGCACTAAGCCCGCCGCTTCAACGGCCCAAGGGCCATCCATGGAGTGAAAGATGGGACTTGCTGAAGCACTTGTTGCCGTGATCACCGAAGGCAGCCAGCGGCCTTTCCGACTGGCATCTGTCGAGGAGCAGGCAGCGACCTTGAAGGAGGTTGCGCAGCGCTACGCCGCGGGCTGTCCGTTCAAGCCTGGGGACCTCGTCACCCCCCGTCCCCAGCACAATCTCATTGGCGTCGGCCGTCCGCATGTTGTCCTCGAGGTGGTCGACGATCCTCTGGACGCCCCGGTCGCCGGATCCACGAAGCCGTCCGATTACGGCAACCCCGCCTTTGGTGCTCGGCTCGATATGCGCACGGCCTCCGTCGCCGACGATGGCGTGGTGTGCGCCTGGTGGGGCGAGAGCTGGCAGTTCGAGCCCTACGTGGCCCCTAAGCAGCCCCCGGCCGCCGCCCCCGAATCTGCGGCCGCCTGAGGCCTGCGCCCCATGACCCGCCGGCCGCTGCCGCCCACCTTCCGCCCCCTCGGGGAGGTCGCGGCCGGCGTCGTCGCCAACCTCAAGAAAGCCCCCGCCATGGACGTCGAACTCATCAAGATCGAGCCGCAGAACGCGCTCGTCGTCTTCACCACCCCGAAAGCACTCGATCCCTATCTCGCCATGGTGCGCAAGGAGATCGACGCCTTCGACGCTGATATCTCCACCGCCAAGGGGCGGGCGGAGGTCAAGTCCTTCGCGTTCAAGATCACGAAGGTGAAGACCTATCTCGACGGCACCGGCAAGGCGCTGAATGACGCCCAGAAGGAGATCCCGAAGAAGATCGATGCGGCGCGGAAGCACGCCCGCGATACCCTCGACGCCTGGGCCGACGAGGTGCGCAAGCCCCTGACGGAGTGGGAGCAGGCCGAGGAGCAGCGCGTCGCCGCCCACAAGGCCGCTATCGCCCGCATCGAGCAGCTCGGCGCCAAGAGCCAGCTCCAGATTTCCGCGGCCGATATGCGCGCGGCGCTGGACGAGCTGAATTCCATCGTGATTGGCCCCGATTGCGAGGAGTACGAGGCCGCCTATCGCCGGGCCAAGGAGATCGCCGTCTTCCAGCTCGGCGCCGGCATCGAGGCGCGGGAGCGCTATGAGGCAGAACAGGCCGAGCTTGCCGAGCTGCGCCGGCTGAAGGAAGAGCGGGACAAGAAGGACCGCGAGGAGCGGATCGCCCGCGAGGCGGCAGAGAAGGCCAAGCGCGACGCCGAGGAGAAGGCCGCCGCCGACGCCCGGCGCGCAGAGGAGGCCGCCCGGCTGGAGCGGGAGGCGGCGGAGGCGCGCGAACAGGAGCTGAAGCGCCAGGCGGAAGCGGCCGAGCAGCGCGCCCGTGAGACCGAGGCGCGCGTGAAGCGCGAGGCGGAGCAGGCCAAGGCCGCCGAAGCCGCGGCGGCAGCGAAGCGCGAGGCGAACAAGCGGCACCGGGACAAGATCCACCGCGATGCGGCGCGCGCCATAGAGGGCACCGGCATTCCGTCCGAGCTGGCCGCGCAGGTGGTGGAACTCATTGCGGCCGGGCAGGTCCCGCACGTCGCGATCGCCTACTGAGGCGCGCCATGGCCGGGACCTCGGACCTCCTCGAACTCAACGTCGATCTCATGGCGCGCACCGACCGCGCCGTCCAGGTCCGCGACCACAACAGCGGGAAGACCGTGTGGCTCCCGCTGTCCCAGATCGAGATCACCCGCTCCGATACCGGAGGTTGCTGGGTGGTCGATCTCCCCGAATGGCTGGCCATCGAGAAGGAGCTGGTGTGACATGACGAGCCCTTTCCCCATCCACCCCCTCCTTCCGTTCGAGCGAGTGAAGGAGCCCGGCGTCTATGCCATCGACATTGAGCGCTACCACGGCGACTGCACTGACGGCCCCGGGGTGTCCTCCTCCGGCTTGCGCACCATCGAGCTGCGTAGCCCCGCCCACTATTGGGCTACGAGCTATCTGAACCCGCAGAAGATCGAGCAGGAGCAATCCGACGCGCTCGACTTCGGGCAGGCCGCGCACACCCTGCTGCTGGGCGAGGCCGGCTTCCGCCAGCGCTTCGTGGTGCGGCCGGACGAGTATCCGGACTATCGCACCAAGGCTGCGCGGGAATGGCGCGACTTCCAGCGGGAGGCGGGTAAGACTGTCCTCACGCCCGACCAGGTGCAGCACATCAAGGGCATCGCCGCCTCTCTCGCGCGCCACCCCCTCGTGCGCCAGGGCCTCCTTCAAGGCGAGGTCGAGCGCTCCATCATCTACCGCGACCCCGTCACCGGCATCTGGCTGAAGATCCGGCCGGACGTGCTGCCGGTGAGCGACGGGGTGGTGGTGGACCTCAAGACGGCCGCCGACGCCGCGCCGCGCGCCATGGAGCGCGCGATCCTTGAACGCGGCTATGACATGGCCGGCGCCCTCACCGGCATGGGCCTGAAGGCCGTGTGCAACATCGACATGACCGCCTTCGTTCTGGTGTGCGTCGAGAAGGTGCCGCCCTACGCGGTGAGCATCGTCGAGGTGGACGCGAGCTGGATCGGCTACGCCCGTCGGCGGGTGCGCCGTGCCATCGACACCTTCGCGCGCTGCCTGGAGAGCGGCGAATGGCCCGCGTTCGAGGGGGAGGCGAAGGTGTTCATCCCCGAGTGGCTGCGCAAGCGCCTCGACGCCGAGACGGACGTGGGCCTCCTCCCGCAGGAGGACGCCGCGTGAACCAGGTCGCCACCATTGGGCCTTTCGAGGCTTTCCGAGCGCAGGTGCTGCCGCCGGAGCGAGCGAGCGGGCTGTTCGCCTCCCTGCCCGCCCACGTGAAGCCCGAGCGCTTCGAGCGCAACCTCTCCATCGCCCTGCGCCAGCACCCGAATCTCCTGAAGTGCGACCCGGAAGCCGTGTTCAACGAGGTGTCGAAGGCGGCAGCGCTGGGTCTTCTCTTGGATCCCCAGCTCGGCGAGGCCTATCTCATCACCGGCTGGAACAACCAGGAACGCCGACTCGCTCCCCAGCTTCGGGTGGGCTACCGCGGCCTCATCAAGCTCGGCCGCCAGTCCGGCGAGATCGCAGCCTCCTATGCCCATGAGGTGTGCGAGCGCGACGAGTTCGAGTGCGTGCTGGGCGACAACAAGCGCCTGCACCACAAGCCGAACCTCGCGCAGGACCGCGGCGAGGCCTACGCCTATTACGCCGTGGTGAAGCTCACGAGCGGCGAGATGGACTTCGAGGTGATGTCGCTTCGCGATGTCCACCGCATCCGCGACCGATCCGACGGATGGAAGGCCTTCCAGGAAAAGAAGATCAAGTCCACGCCGTGGGCCACGGACGAGGGCGAAATGGCGAAGAAGACCGTCATCCGCCGGCTCATGAAGCGTATGCCGGCGTCCCCCGAGCTCGCCGACGCACTGCGCATCGAGGACGAGGCCGACTACCGCGAAGTCCGCGATGTAACGCCTGAGCGGCCGACGCTCGCGTCCCGGCTGAAAGCTGGCACTGCCGCGCCCGGCTTCTCCCTTGAGCATGTCGAGCGTGAGACCGCAGGAGAGCAGCAGGATGAAGAACAGGGGGGCGTCGAGGAGAGGCTCGACACCCCCACCGAGACCTCGCCGGTGTCGCCCGGCGAGCAGGAGGACAGGCCGGAGGCATCCGCCCCCAACTCGCCCCCCGGCCTGTCCTCCGAATCTTTCCACGCCTATTCCCAGGCGCTCGCCCGCGCGGCGCAGTTGCCGAGCCTGAAGAGCCTGCACAAGGCTTTCACTGAGAAGATGGAAGGCACACCGGCAGAGCCCGACCTTGAGGTGCTGCGCGAAATCTACGCGCTCCATCAGCGCCGGCTGAAGGGCGAGCTGTCCGCAGAAGATGTTGCCCTCCAGGTCAGGGAGCTTGCGGGAGCATGACCTCCATCCTCTTCATCGACTGCGAGACCAGCGACCTCCTGAAGCGGGATCGCCCGCTCGACGATCCTTCCCAGCCCTGGGCGGTGAGCATCGCCGCCCAGCTCGTGATCGACGGCACCGAGAGCGACTTTTTCCACCTGCACATCAAGGCGGAGGGGCGCCAGGTCCGCGCCGGCGCCGAGGCCGTGCACGGCATCTCCACCCGGCTCGCCGCCAAGCGTGGGTTGTCCGAGGTTGCCGCGCTCGGCGTGCTCTGTGGCCTCGCGGCCCAGGCCGAGATGGTTGTGGGCCACGGCATCGACTTCGACCGGCAAATCATCGAGGGCATGCTGCTGCGTCGGGGCAAGGAGACGAAGCTCTGGACACGGCCCGGGTTGGAGTTCGTGGACACCATGAAGGCGGCTACGCCCTTCTGCCGGATCGAGGCGGATCGGGACGACGGCTCCTTCAAATGGCCGAGCCTCGACGAGGCCAGCTCCATCCTGTTGGGCGAGGAGCCGCGCGCCGGCGCCCACGGGGCATGGGACGATCTCCAGCGGTGCCGCCGGCTCCATGGATGGCTCCAGGAGCGCGGCGCATGGGAGTGCGCAGCATGAGCCGCCCCATGCGCATCGTGCGCCCCGCCACTGCCTTCGCCGCCGCGCCGCCCAAGGGCAAACGTCGGCCCCGCCGGCTGCACCAGCAGCACACCAAGTTCATTCGGTCCCTACCCTGCTGCGTCTGCGGTTCCCGGAAGCAGGTGGAGGCGGCGCACGTCCGCATGTCCTCCGCGATCCACGGGAAGCGCGAGACCGGTGGCGCCGAGAAGCCGAGCGACGAATGGACCGTGCCCCTCTGCCGCCACCACCACCAGGACGATCCGCAGGCCCAACACAGGACCGGCGAGGAGGCCTTCTGGCAGCTTCACCGCATCGACCCGTTTGTGCTGGCGCTGGCCCTGTGGTGCGCCACCGGGGACGAGGACCGGGCCGAGGCGGTGATTGCCGAGACCAGGGCGCGCGCCCATGGAGAGACGTCCCATGAGTGAGACCGCAACCGTTTCCGGCAAGCTGCCGGCCAATCTGGCGAACATGGTCGCGGACGCCATCTACTCCGCTCTGATTGCGGGCATGGAGCCGGACGAGGCGTGCTGTGTCGCCGTCGCGGTCGCGGCAGACTATGCCCGGCATTTCTACGGCGACGCCTACATGGTCGACCTCGCCAAGGTCATCACCGAGCGGGCCGGCCAACCTCTGCCGCAGGTGGCCCATGGCTGACCGCCCCATCCTCTTTTCCGCGCCGATGATCCGCGCCTTGCTCGCCGGCACGAAGACGCAGACGCGGAGGGCCATCCCGCAGGCCATGCAGGATGCGTACGACAATTACGACGACTGGTGCAGCAACGTCTCGGCCGGTGTCCCGACTTCGCGCCAGTGGGAGCGCGAGTTCTTCCTTGAACGTGTTCGCATTCAGCCCGGCGATCGGCTGTGGGTGCGCGAGAGCGGGCACCTCCTACGCGAGGCCTATGACCACGATCCGCAACTGCGCGAGGACCTCTGGCGCGACGCTGGATTTCAGCACTCGGCCGATGGCTCGATCGCGCCCGCCCGTGATTACGATCCGCCGCTCGCCGAATGGATCGACGACTGCGCGCGTATTGTCCGCCCCTCCATCCACATGCCCCGCTGGGCTTCCCGCCTAACGCTCTGCGTCACCGACGTGCGGGTGGAGCGGTTGCAGGACATCAGCGAGGAGGACGCGCGGGCCGAGGGTGTTGTCCAGCGTCCGGATGGCTGGTTCACGGTCGTAGATACCAGCCGAGGGCTGACCGGGGCGGCAACCCATGCCGTGGGGGCCTACGCGATGCTTTGGGAGACCATCAACGGCACCGGCGCCTGGGACGCGAACCCGTGGGTGGCCGCTTACACCTTCGCCGTCCGCTCCGGGAACATCGACACGTTGCCGGCGACGCTGGAGGAGGACCGATGACCAGCGCCTATCCCCTCTCCTGGCCCGAAGGATTTCCGCGCGCACGCAACCGCGAAAAGGGCGCCTTCCGCACTACCCTCGCCGGCGCGCTGGAGAACGTGCGCGCCTCGCTCCTGGCCTTCGGGCGCGACAGCGGGAGCCCGGTCGCTGGCATCGTCCTATCGTCCAACGTGTCGCTGGGCGAAAGCCGGCCCTCGGACCCGGGCGTCGCCGTGTGGTTCACCTGGGACGGCGAGCAGCGCTGCATTCCGGTGGACCGGTACGACACGCCGGCGGCGAACCTCCAGGCAATCCACCATGTGCTGGAGGCCCGGCGCACGGAACTGCGGCACGGGACGCTCTCGCTCGTGCGCGCGACGTTCAAGGGCTTTATCCCGGCATTGCCCGCGCCGGGCCGCCCTTGGCGTGATGTCCTCGGCATCACCTCCGCGAAGGCTGTGCTCGACCCCGCCGACATCGACACCGCCTATCGGCACTTCGCCAAACTCCGGCACCCCGATGCGCCCGGCGGCTCCCACGAGGCCATGGCCGAGCTCAACGCCGCCCGTGCGGCCGCTCTTAAGGAGATCGGAAATGGGTGAGATCGCTGAAATGATGCTGGATGGCACGCTGTGCGCGCAATGCGGCGGCTACATCGACGATGATGGCGCTGACGGCATTCCCCGCTATTGTTCGGCGCAGTGCCGGCGCGACAGCGGCATAGACGAACCGCGCACGAACCGCGCGACGTGCCCGATCTGCGCCAAGCCGTTCACTTCCCGGAAAGCGCGCCGCCAGCACCAAAAGGACAAACACGAACGGCCAGCCCAGGTCCAACAGCCCTTTTCTGATCGCGAGAACAAACCATGATCAACCAGCTTCCCGAGCGCCCTTGGCACCTCATCGAGCATCAGGAGAGCTTCGAGATCCAGGACGCCGACGATTTCCATATCGCCTTCATCTATTTCGACGTCACAGGCGATCAGGTGTCCCGCAAGGTGCGCCGTCGCATCACGAAGGATCAGGCGCGCGCAGTGGCCGAGCATCTCCTGGCGATAGGAGCGCGGGATTAATGTCAGGCCGCCCCGCCCTTTTCACCCAGGCCGATCTTGCCCGCGTCTTCGCAGCAGCCAAGCGCGTCGGAATGGCTGTGCGCGTGGACCTGGTGCGCGGCATCGCTGAAGTTGTCCCGGCGGAGGAACTCCCGACACCGAATCGCCCTGTTGAGCCCAGGCGCATCCGGGTGCTGTAATGGACGGCATGCCGCGCCCCCGCCCTCCATATCTCGTGCAGCAAGTCACCCGCCACGGTGCCGTGGTGTGGTACGTGCGCAAGGGCAAGGGGCCGCGCACCCGGCTCAAGGCCGCCTACGGCTCGGATGAATTCTGGCGCGAGTATCGAGCCGCCATAGAGGGCACTCCCGCTCCGGCCGAGCGCAAGGTCACGCGCATGACCCTCGAATGGGCGCTGGACCGGTACCGGGCAAGCTCGGCGTGGGCGGGACTGTCTCCCTCAACACGGCTACAGCGCGAAGCGGTATACCGCGCCGTGATCGCGACTTCCGGTACGGAACTCGTGTCCGAATTCGCACCCGCTGACATCGTCGCCGGCCGAGAGCGGCGGAAGGACACGCCGCACGCCGCCAACACCTTCCTCAAGGCGATGCGGGTGTTTTTCGGCTGGGCTGCGGGGGACGGTGGCCTGATCGACCAGGATCCCACGAAAGGCGTCTCGCGCCTCAAACTGGGGCGGGACCAGGAAGGCTTCCACACCTGGACCGAAGAGGAGCTCGCCCGCTTCGAGGAACGGTGGCCGCTCGGAACACGGGAGCGGTTGGCATTCGACGTGCTGCTTTATACTGGGCTCCGGCGCGGCGATGCGGTGACGCTGGGCAAGCAGCATATCCGGGACGGCATGTTCGTCATTCGGATGGAGAAGACGCGGGACGAGGTTTACATCCCCATTCTGCCCCAGCTCGCCGTCTCCATGGCGGCCGGCCCCACCGGCGACCTTGCGATCATCGCGACGCTGTCCGGCCAGCCCTGGGTCAAGGAGAGCTTCGGTAACTGGTTCAGGGAAGCGTGCCGGGAAGCGAAGTGCCCGGGTGCTGCTCACGGTCTGCGGAAGGCAGGAGCCGTGCGGGCCGCCGAGGCCGGAGCTTCCAACCAGGAGATGATGGCGCTGTTCGGATGGACCTCGGGCAGGATGGCCGATCACTACACCAAGAAGGCGAACCAGAAGCGCTTGGCCAAGGCCGCAGCGGAACGCTTGTCGAACGTCACACGCCCTCACCTCGTTTTAGGTGAGGGGCAAAAGACGAAAAATCGTTAG